GCGAGAGCCCGCTCGACCAATCGATCGAGCAGATGTTCGGCGACGCCCCAAGCTTGCCTGAACCGTTGGTTGAGAAGGCCGCCAAAGAAGACATCATCAAACGCGAGCCCGACGAGAACGAAACCGAGAGCCGCAAGCGCCTGGTTTCCGAGTGGGGCGACAAGGTCAAGCAGGCGCGCAAATATTGGGAGCCGGTCTTCGATGACATGCGAAAGGATCAGGATTTCGCCAGCGGTCGGCAATGGTCGAAGGATTGGAAAGACGAGCGCTACGTCGCCAATTTGACGCTGCGCATCATTTCGCAGCGCGTCGCCTTTTTCTACGCCAAAAACCCCCGCTTTGTCGCCCGCCGCCGTGAGCGCATCCTCAACACCGTCTGGGACGGCCAGCAATCGACGCTGGTGGCGCTTCAGCAGGCGGCGCAGGAATTGATGCAGTCCGTCGCCACGGGCGGCATGGACCCCATGCAGGCCCAGCAGCAGGCGATGCAGGGTGCGCCGATCTTGCAGGACGCGGCGCGGGTCAAGCAGGAGCTGCAAACGCTCGACAAGATCGCCAAGACGCTCGAACTGCTGTTCACCCACGACCTCCTGAACCAGCCGCAATCGTTCAAGACGATGATGAAGATGGTCGTTCGGCGCGCCTGCACGACCGGCGTCGCCTATGTCAAGCTCGGGTTCGAGCGCGTCATGGAGAAGCGCCCGGAGATCGAGGCGCGGATCGCAGACATCAACAACCGGCTCGCCACCATCGGACGGATCAGCGCAGACATCCACGACGAGGAAGTGAGCGACGACGATCCGACGATCGAGCAGCTTCGCCTGAACCTCGTCGATCTCAAGAAACAGGTGCAATACATCGTGCGCGAGGGGCTGACCCTCGATTATCCGATGTCTACGGGGATCATCCCCGACCCGAAGTGCATCAACCTGCAAGAGTTCCTGGGGGCCGATTGGGTCACGCAGGAATACATCCTGTCGCCCAACGAGGTGAAGGAGATTTACGACATCGACGTTGGCAAAGATTTCACCGCTTACCAGACCGACAACACCATGTCGGCGACGGTGACATCGCGCAACGGCTTGATCGTGGTCGAGAACCGCCCCGAGCGCAACACCGGGAACAACGACGGGCCGGACGCCAAGAAATGCTGTGTCTGGGAAATCTGGAACAAGAAAGACGGCATGGTCTACGTGATCTGCGACGGCTATCCCGATTTTCTGCGCGAGCCCGCGTCGAGCGAAGTCTACACCGACAGGTTCTGGCCCTGGTTCGTGCTGACCCTCAACGCCATCGATCACGAAAACTGCATCTATCCGCCGTCCGACGTGCGGCTGATCCGCGACATGCAGATGGATTTCAACCGCTCGCGCCAGGGTCTGCGCGAGCATCGCCGCGCCGCGCGCCCCAAGACCGTCGTCGCAGGCGGCATGGTGGACGAGGAAGACCTGACTAAGCTCTCCGATCACCCCGACAACGCGGTGATCGAGCTGAACGGCTTGCAGCCCGGCCAGAAGGTCGAAGACCTGTTGCAGTCGTTCAAGGGGCCGCCGATCGATCCGGCGCTCTACGATGTTGAGGGTTCCTATCAGGACATGCTGCGCGTCACCGGGGTTCAGGAAGCCAACCTCGGGCCGACCCAGGGGGGCAAGGTCACGGCGACCCAGACCAACGTCGCCGAAGCGTCGCGCTCGACCGCGATGGGCTCGAACATCGACGACATCGACGATCTGCTCACCGGGCTCGCCAAGACCGGGTCGCAGATGCTGCTCAACGAGGTCAGCGTAGACACGGTCAAGCGCGTGGTTGGCGAGGGCGCGGCCTGGCCCGAGATGACCAAGCAGCAGATCGCCGATCAGCTCTGGCTCGAAGTCGAAGCGGGCTCGACGGGCCGCCCGAACCAGGCGCAGGAAATCGCCAACGCCGAGCGTGTCTACCCGCTTTTGATGCAAATTCCGGGGATCAATCCTGAATTCCTGGCGCGCGAGCTTTTGCGCCGCCTGGACGATCGCCTCGATCTCGACGAGGCGTTCATGTCGATGCTGCCGAGCGTGATCGCGATGAACGGCATGGCCCAGCGGCTGGCGGCGGGGCCGCAAGGTCCGGGCGGCGCGATGGACATGCCGGGCGGCGGCGCGGTGCAGGGAGCCCGAGGCGGGGCGAACGCGCCCAGCTCCGGCGCGCCAGGGGCCAATGCGCCGCCCGATCAGGTGCAGACAGCGACCGGCCAGCGTCCGCCGCCGACGCCAGGCGCGGCCAGGCCGCCGGGGATGCCGGGGTTCGGCCCACACTAGGGAGTTCAGGGATGATGACTGTTCAGCAGATGAAACAGCGCTTTGGGCTGCATCCGCACGCAGACCCGAAAGAAGGCGGCGTCACGCTTCCTGCCTCGTCTGACGGGACTTTGGCGTCGCGATTGCCGGGAGCTGACGGGCCGATCCCGGTGCCGCCTGGCGGTATAGAGATCGACCCGTCGCTGTTCGATATGCCCGATCTTAGGGTCTGAGCGTCGGATCGTAAAAGTAGGGATCGCGCTCGTTTTGCGGCGGCGGCGCGGTCCTTCCGCCCCCTGTTCGCGTGTGCTGATTGGCGTCCGGCGTCGTGCCTTCCGGCTCGCCCTGGACGTGATCGCGTGTCGGATTGAGTTCTGAACTGACGCCGCCGAGCGGGTGGCGCGGGTTCTGGCGCGGGTCTGGGTTGGGCATTTCGGTCTCCTTTTGAGACGATCCCCCCTAGATAACGCACTTTACAGTTTGTTGTTCCTTGCAGTAGACATTCCAGACAACGGCCAACATCGCCGTTGGAGACGCGACGTAAATGGCTGGGGAGACCCCCGACCACCCAGACACTGGAACCTCGTCGAGTTCCGCCAGCTCTACGCCCGCAGACACGAGCGCAGCGCCGACCCCGTCTTCAACACCTGCTGGCCCCGACGCAAAAGCCTCGCCTTCGTCGAGCGAGAAGGGCGAAACCCGCGAAACGCTGCTCCAAGCTGTCGAGAAAGCTCTCCCCGAGCTGAAAGACAGCGAAGACACGCTGAAGCTGGGAGAGGAACCGCCCCCCTCGAATGAGCCAGGTTCGGAAGCCAAGAAAGATGGCGAGCCGGGCGAGGCCGACCCCGATCTGGAAAAAGACCCGACCGAGGAAGAACTCGCTCAATCGACGCCGAAGGCGGCCAAGCGTATCCGCAAGTTGCTCAACGAGCGTTTCGCGCTCCGCGAGCAAGTCAAGGGTTTGGACGCCGAAGCCCAGATTTCGCGTTCCCTGAAGACTTACCTCCAAACGCACGACATCGCGAAGGAGGATTTTCAGCTCACGCTCGATCTGGCGGCGGCAATGCGTGCGGGCAACTTTCGAGCCTTTCTCGAAGGCGTCGGCCCCTACGTTCAGCTCGCTACCGAAGCTCTTGGCCTGACCCTGCCGAACGACATCCAACAGTCGGTCGCGCGGGGGCAGATGACAGCGGAAGCGGGTGCGGCGTTGTCGCGCGAACGCTATGCGAGAGCCCTCGCAGAGCAAAACGCGTCGAGGCTCACTCAACAGCAGCAAGTCCAGCACCAGCGCCAAAACGGCGCGGATTTGTCGCGTTCGGTCGAACAGGCAGTCACCGCCTGGGAAAACCAAGTCCGCACGTCAGACCCGGATTATGGCCGCAAGGAAGCAACCGTTCGGCAATTCCTTTGGGCCGTGATCAATGAGCGGGGCACACCCCAATCTCCTGAACACGCCGTCGAGATCGCGAAAGAAGCCTACGAGCGCGCAACCAACACGCTCCGGGAGTTCGCGCCTGCGCCGAGGCCCACGAGGCAAACGCCGAGCAGCATTGGCCGAACCGCCGCTGGCGCGCGCCCAGAGCCGAAGACACTGATGGAAGCGGCTATGCTGGGGTTGGAGCGAGCACAGCGCGCGGCCAACTGATGGCGCGCTCTCATGCCCTTCACCGCGAACGAAATCGCAAACATCGCGAACTCTGCACTCGACTTTTATTTCAACAAAGGCGGAATGTTCGAGCAGTCCCTGCAAGATCGTCCGTTGCTCAAACTCATGGAGGATAGAAAGAAGCCCTTCCCCGGCGGCAAGGGGAACATTTCGCTGGCGGTGCGCGGCACCTATGGCGACGGGACCGCTGCATCGACTGTGCAAGGCTACAACACCAACGACACGGTCGTTTTCTACACGCCTGCGACCAACCTTCGGGTCAACTTCCCCTGGCGTGAACATCACATCGGTTTGACGCTCACCCACACCGAGCTGAAGGTCGATGGGATCAGCGTCGTAGACACAAACGGCGAACGCACGACCGAGCACTCGAAGCGCGAGATGACGGTGCTCGTCAACCTCTTGGAGAGCAAGCTCTTCGACCTTGGCGAGCAGTACGCCAGGGGCATGAACGGGCTCTTGTGGGGCGACGGCACAGCGGACGCCAAGGCGCTCGCCGGGATGCAGTCGATCATCGTTGACGACCCGACGACCGGGACTTGCGGCGGGCTCACCCGAACCACCAATCCCTGGTGGCGCAACCGGGCGCTCACAGCGGCGTCTGGCGGCGCGATCGTCGGCGATGTCACCGATGGCGGCGCGGTCCTGTCTGCGTTGCAGAAAGAATACCTGCAACTCATCCGCTTCGGCGGCAAGCCGACCGTGGCGCTCGCGGGCTCCGACTTCATCGACGAGGTGACGAAAGAGCGCCGCGCCAACGGCTTCTACAGCATGACCGGCTTCTCCGGCACTCAGGACATGAGCGTCGGCGACATGACCCTGCCGGGCGGCGCGAAGCTGCAATACGACCCGACGCTCGACGATCTGGGCTTCTCGAAGCGGCTCTACTGGTTCGACCCCAAAGCGATCATCTTGATGGCGATGGAGGACGAATGGCGGAAGGATCACACCCCCGCCAGGCCCGCCAACCAGTTCGTGATGTATCGCTCGATCACTTCGACCGGGCAGATGATCACGACCCAGATGAATTCGTCGGGTGTCTACGACATCGCGTGATCCAACGCGACACGCGCGCAGGGCTGACCTGCGCGCTCCACCACGAGAAGGGAACACAATGGCCCGAGAGAGCAAAGGCCCGATGGCTCAGCACATCGTGACGTGCAGAATTCAGGTTGGCGGCGACCCCGGCACGATCGTCGTGCGCGGTAAGAGCAGGCCGGTTCCCTACCCCGAAATCCCCATACTCAGGCATCTTCACGGCGACACCAATATTTTCGACGTTGAAGTCTGCGGGCTTGTTCCGCGCAGCGCTGGCAGCGTCGAGAAGAACCGGATGGCGACTGTCTACGGGCGCGAAGCCGTCGAGCATGTCTACCCAGGCGGGAGCCCGAACATCGATTGGTATGTGGAGGGCGAAGAGCCCGAGTTCCCGCCCGAGATCGCCAACGCCAAGGCTAGTTCGAGCCTGCCGATCATCCCCTTGCAGGAAAAGCCCGGCGCTAAAGGCAAGCGCGAGGGCGCTCGTCAGAGTGAGGCGATATAAGCCATGCCGGGCCTGTTTCAGATGCGGGTTGGCGTCCCGCTGTCGGAACTGCGCTACGAGCTGCTGGCGGAAACCCGTCAGTCGCTCAACCCGGCGCAGACGACCAGCTCGACCCCTTTTTACAACTACGCCCTGAACCGGACCCAGCGTGAGCAATGGAACCTCATCATCTGGCCGCATCTGGTCTACTACGAAGACCTGCCGATGGTCGCCGGTCAACGGTATTACGATTATCCCGCCAGCCTGCCGTTCGACAGCCTCACTGAAATCTGGTGGCCGCAGGGCGTCAATTGGGTGCCCTTAACCTACGGCATCACCCCAGACATTTACGCCACGATGGGCGGCGAGCTGGTGCAGCAATGGCCGCCTCGGCGCTGGCGCAACGTCCCGCAATACGATCCAGACACGCAGATGACGGACCCGGCGTCGCAGTTCGAGGTCTGGCCGATACCTCCCGAGAATTATCCCTTCAGTCTGCGCCTTCAGGGCCAAGCGCCGCTCAACCAGCTCAACGTAGACACCGATGTCTGTGTCTTGGACGCGACGCTTCTCGTTTTGTTCGCGGCGGCTGAAATCCTCGCCGACCAGAAGAGCGAGGGCGCGGCGCTCAAGCTTCAGAAGGCGCAGCAATACCAGCGGCGTCTGATCGCCAACTGTGGAGCGATCAAGCGCCGCATGGTTTCGCTGTCGCGTGACGGCGGCAACATGGGGCCGATCTACGGGCAGAAGCGCGCCGTGCCTTATCTCGATTACATCCCGATGAGTTGAGAATGGCGATGGGCGCGATGATCCGCTGGCTTTTCGGGTTGTGGTACGCCCGACTTCGCCGCATCGACATCGAACTGCTTTGGCCGACGTGCCGCGATAAGGCGCAAAACCTCGATCACGCCAGGGCGGCTTTCGCCGTCCATGCGTTTCACGATCGCGCCTGGCTCGTTCTCGGCGACGACGAAATCCTCGAAATTATCGATGGGCTCGCATGAGCCGACGCGACAACATCCCCGGCTTCGGCGAGCGCAACCTGCTGACGCCCGAAGGCGTGCTGACCTACAAGAAATCGACCGCCAGGGTGTTCAAGCTCACCGAAGAGCAGATCGCTTACATCTGCCTGAACAACTACCCGCCCAAAGTTTTGTCGCAGCGGATTGGAATTCCTGTCCCAGTGATCCAGCACACCCGCGCGCTCCACCGGGGGCGCTACCCTGATCCGCAGACACGTTCGCGGCTGCGCAAGCGGGGCGTCGTGATCTGATGGCTTACTTCGCGATCGAAGACAGCAAAGCCGGAATGGACTTGCGCAAGTCGGTCGCGACTGCGCCAGCGGGCACCTATCGCTTGCTGCAAGACGGTCACATCACGCCCGGCGCGGAGATCGAGAAGCGCTCGGAGTTCGTCAAATGGGGCGTTCTTCCGGCTGGCTCGATCGGGCTTTGCGCGCTCAACGGCTGGCCCTACACGCATGTCGTCAGTGGAGCGCATCCGCCCGGAACGACCATCCCCATCTCGAATGGGCCTTCGCAGATTTACATCGCCGCGCCCGCTGGCGTGACCCTGACCGAAATGGTCTCCTACGATGTCGCCAACGGTCAAATCTATGCGGTTTTCTCCGGCAACAACGGAGCCTTTTATCACTATTTCAACGGAATTCAGGTCACTGACAATCTCATGTGGGGCTCAGCCTATTCGTTCGTGCGTTTTTATAAAACGAAGATGTACGCCGTGGGGAGCCGCTATCTGCGATTTTCGGCAGTCGGCAATCCCCTGATCTGGCAAGACCCGCCGCCGGACGGCGAGGGCAACGTCGCGCACAATGGCTCGGGCTTCATCGACATCGGCTCGAACGACGCCGACAGCGACAACCTTGTGTCGATGGAAGTCTACTACGACAAGATGGCGCTGTTCTCGAACCTGTCTTGCCAGCTTTGGTTTCTCGATCCCGACCCGTCGCTCAATCAGTATTTTCAGACTTTGCGCGACGCCGGTTGCCTCGCCGCCAGAAGCGCGCGGATGTTCGTCGCCAACGACGTTTTCTTTCTTGGCTCGCATGGAATTCGCTCGCTGCGCGCCCGCGACCTGTCGCTGACCGCCGCTGTCGCCGACGTGGGTTCGCCGCTCGATCCGGTGATCCAGAACATGTTCGCGCAAAACGGCCTGCCTTACATGGCGGACGGCCAAGCGGTGCTAGAAACGCGCACCGGGCGCTTTTGGATGATCTTCGCCAACGAGATTTTCGTGCTCAGCGCTTACCCGAGCCCGAACATCTCGGCCTGGTCGAAATACGTTCCCGGTTTCCAGACACGCTGGGCCTGCAACATTCAAAGCTGGGTCGTGCTCGCAGACACGACCGGCCAGACATACCTCTTTGGCGGTTCTGGGAACCCGACTTACGACCCCGCGACCCAGGTCCGCCTGGTGTTCCCGTTTCTGGCCTTCGACAAGCCCGCGACCTTCAAGGAGTATCAGGGCTTCGACATGATCTGCACGGGCACCTGGACCGTCGAAGCGTGCTTCGACGTGACGCTGATGACCGCGCCGCAATGGGACACGATCGCGGTGGTCAACGGCCCGACGATGATGGGCGGGCGCATCCCGATCTCAGGCACTGGAACCCACATCCAGATGCGGTTGACGCACACGGGCGAAGCCAACGCCGCCACCTTCGACAAGCTGTTCATCCACTACAAAGAGCTGACGAGTGACTGATATCGTCAAGCTCGACGTGAGTTCCTGGGCCGCCAGGAAGTCGCTCTACGACCTCATGGGCCGCTTGCGCCGCGCAGACATCTTGGAGCTGAACGCTGTCAGGGGCCGCGCCGATCCCTACAAGATCGAGCGCGACCTGATCGGCGCGAACGCCGAAATCTGGCTCGCCTGCCCAACAGGTTCGAGCAAGCCCGCAGCGGCGTTCGGCTTTCACCGGATGACGCCCACCTGCGCCGGGGTTTTCGCCTTTGGCGGCGACGATTGGCCCCTAGTCGTGAAGGGAATGACAAGACGAATTTTGCGCGATATTATGCCGATGGCTCCCAAGTGGGGGTTTCACCGGGCCGAGTGCCGGGCGCTGGCGTCCAGACAGGACGTGCGCCGCTGGCTCGAAGGTCTCGGTTGGCGCGCAGAAGCCGTCCTGTCGGAATTCGGCACCCGACGTGAGGATTTCATCCTCTACGCATGGACGGCCCCGCATGAAGCACACCCGGATAACCAGAGAGAACATCAAGGACTTCGTAGTCTTTCGAGTTGCGACGCCTGACGATGTCCCTGAACTGATCGGCGTCTACCAGCGGTTTTACGCCGAAGCTGTCTACAAAGACTTCCTCGAGTTCGACCCCGCGCGGGCGCGCGAGACGATCCTCAACGGGATCACTTTTGACACCCGCCCACACATTCTGGCGACGATCGACGACACGATCGTCGGCTTCATCGCGTTCGTCATCGATCATTCGTTCAGCGTCAAGCCGTGCGCCGTCTTGATGGAGCTTTACGTCATCCCCGAATTTCGGCGCGGCGCGATCGGACGCGGGCTCGTCGGCCTCGCTCTTATAGAGGTGAAACGCAAGGGCGCGGGCGCGTTTCACGCGCCGGTCGCTTCCGGCATGACCGAGGCGCGCTCGCTCTTCAATCTGTTCGACAAAGCTGGCTTCACCCAGTTCGGCTACATGATGCGGCGAGGATTGTAGACATGGGCGGGAAAGGCGCGCAGCCCGAAAACTCTCAAGTCGTCGCGATGCAGCAACAGCAGGCGGCGCAGGCCGCCCAGGCGACGGCGCAGACCAACGCCCGTCTTTCGCAGGGCATGTCCGAAATCAATAATTTGTTCGGGGGCACGCCTTCCGGCGCGAGCTTGCTCGATCTGTCCTCGATCGCCAACGGCAAAGCGCCGCAGGGCGTGGCGAACCCGGTTTCTCCGGTCATGGCGCAATGGCTGGCGCAAAATCCGGGTGCTCAAGCGCCCAGCGTGACCGGCGCAAAGAGCAGTCTCGCTGACGGCTATAGCTGGGGCGTATTGCCGAGCACGGGCGGCCCGACGAGCTACGGGATTTATGATCCTTCCGGCAATCTTGTCACCGATGCGACTTCGCTCAGTGACCTCGCCGCCTCGAAGATTTACGTCGGCGGAAACCCGAACCAGACGACGGGCGGCTTCGACGATGATTTCTACAACAAATTCACCAACGCCCAGCTCGGCTACTACATGCCCGCCGAAGACCGGCAATTCACGCAAGCCCAGACGAACCTCGATTACGGGCTGGCGCGCGCCGGGACTTTGAATTCGTCGATCGCAGACACGCAACTCGCCAACCTCACTTACCAGGACACGCTCAACAAAGCCCAAATCCAGAGCACCGCAGACACGGCGACCGCTCAGCTCCGGGACACAGTCGCGAGCGACAAAAACCAAGCGATCAACCAGCTCTATTCGACCGAGAACCCTTCGACCGCAGCTTCGACAGCCGCAGGGTTGGTCGGCAACGTCCAGCTCACCACGCCGCAGCTCAACCCGATCGGCCAGCTTTTCACGCCGATCGCAGTCGGCACCGGCAACGCGATTGCGGGCTACACGAACCCCGCCTCGTATCTGCCAGCGACCGGCGCGGGCGTCGCTTCGACGGGTTCGGGCTCGACCGGCTCAAGCAACATCGTCTCATAGGGCTTAGACATGTGCGACCCTCTTGTCGGCGGTTTGATTGCAGGCGCGGCGTCGCTGGGCTCCGCAGCCTTTTCGGCCAACGAAGCCCAACAGGTGCAGAGCGAGCAGGAAAACGCCAACGCCCAATGGGTCGCCGAGCAACAGGCGTTCCGCAAGCAATTTCTCGACCAGGACGCCGCGCTCAGAAACCAGGCCAACACGGCGCGCGAGAACACGCTCCAACAGATCAGCCCGGCCCAGGTCAAACAGAACCAGCAGACAGAGCAGCAGCGTCTGGACACGCAGTTCACCGGGGGCGGCGGCCAACCGGCGGGCTACTCGCCTGTCACCGCGTCGGGCGCTGCGATCTCCGGCGGGGCCGCAGACACGACGACCAAGAGCGACCTGGCGTCGCAGGTCAACCAAGCGACCGCCGCAGCTCGATCGCGCATTTCAGCGCTGGCGACGGCGCAATCGTATGGCGGAAGTCAGTTCGGGTTCGGCACTCAGGCCCCGCTCGCGCTTCAATCGGGCGCGCAGCAAATCGGGCTCGCTTCGGCTCAGCGCGGCAACATCGCCCAGACATACGGCGTCGAGCAGCAAATCCAGCCCTTGCATTACATCATGGGGCCGAACGCCGGGCTCGCGGGCAGCGTCGCCAACTCGCTTGCTTCGGTCGCTGGCAAGGGGCTCGGCTACGCCGGGGCGCAGAGCACGTTAGGCGGCGCGACGGGAACGATTGGCGGAAGCGCGATCGACAGTATGAGCGACACTGATCTTGGCGCGCAAATCCTGGGGCTTGTCTGATGCCAGTTCTTCGGATGCCGGGTGACGACACGCTGGGCTCGACCCTGGGCTCGATGGCCGACGCCTGGGGCCAAGCTTACGACCCGATGGCGCGGGCGCGCGCAATGCAGATCGGGCAGTCAGTCCAGATGGGCCAGTTCGAGCTGGGCCAGAAGAGGGCGATCGACGCGATGAACGCGAACGCCGCCCAGGTCTACCTGAATGCCAATCCGCTCAACGAAGACAGCGCCAGCCTCGCCGCGACCGCCGCCGCGATCCGTTCGGGCAATTACAATCCCGAGCAATGGGTCAACGCTACGACCGGGCTCGCCAAGCTCAAAGCCAATCAAGCGGCGGCGGGCGCGATCCAACCCGGAAGCCCGGAGTTCAGCGGCTACACCGATGCAGACATCGCGTCGGCGCGAGCCCAAGTCCTGGGCGGCGCGTCTTTGCCAACGTTCCGCACTCAGCAGGCAGGCGCGACCCTAGACACGGCGAAGACCGGCGCGGTGCTCAACGCGGCGAACGCCGCCACGACGCCACCCACTCCTGGGACCGCCACCACGCCAGGCATTGACCCGGCAGGCGATGCGCTGATCAGAGCCGCAATCCTGTCTGGGCAGACTGCGCCTGACGTGCTGCGCGCTCGGGCGATGAGCGGGATCACGACCGGACCAACCGGCACCGACCCGACCAACCTGAACAACCGCAGCGCGCTGATCACGGTCGCCACGGGCCAGCCGCCTTCGTTGCAGACACCGCTCGTTCCTGCGCAGGCTCCGGCGATCGTCCAGCGCAACACGGTCGCCGACGCCACCAAGGAAGCCGCGATCCGCGCCACCACGCCGGGCCGTCCCGGCGACGTTTATCCGACGTTCGGGCAGACAGCGAACGGCGGTTTTCAAGTCGGCGGTCGGATCGTCATTCCGGGACCTGGGGAGACAGCGGGGGCGAGCGTCGCCGCGCCTGTCGCCGCGCCCGACGCGTCAAGCCAAGCCCAGCCGCCAACCCCGCCATTGACCACCAGGGACGCGAGCGGCGCGACGATCGTCAACCCCTCGATCGCGGGCCAGACCAAGCTCTCGGAAATGCAGTCCGAGCAATTCGCCAAAGACGTGACGGAAGCGCGCGAGGGGGGCGAGAGCGCCGACAAGCTGATCCCGATCCTGTCGCTTGCGCAGCAACTGCACAGCCAGCTCGCCGCCACGAGCCCGGCAGATCAGGCATACAACCAAATCCTGCAAAAGATCGCCCAGGAGACAGGTGTCGCCGTCAACGACAAGGCTTCGGCCTTGCAGGCGATCGGCAACCTCGTGGCGCGGCAAATGCCGGACATGCGCGAAGAGCTGCACATCCGCAACTTCGCCGGACCTGAAATCTCGGCGATCAAGACGATGCTCGCCGACCCGGCGCTGAGCGACGAGAATTTCAACCTGATCATGAAGACCGAAATGGCGAACGCCAACGTCGCGCAAAATCGCCGCAACGCGGCGCTCGACGCTATTCGTTACGGTCAGAGCCCAAGCGTCTACTACGACAAAGAGAAGCAGGTCTTCGCGCCCGAGAACAATCCGATGTGGAGTTTCTTCAAGACAAACCCTGACGCGCTGAGCGGCGGCGTGAAAGCTTACGACCCGAACAATCCTGTCGGAACGCCTACGCCGCAAGCGCCGAAGGCACCGTCAGCTCCTGCTTCCGCGCCGAAAACCGGGATCGATCAAAACGGTGTCTACGACATCGGTCCAAACGGCCAGAAAATCTACAGGAAATGAACGATGGCGACCCCCGGCACAAAGAGCGTTACTCTGTCTGACGGATCGGTTGGCGAAATTCCAGCTAATCTCGATCCGGCAAGCGAAACCGCGTACATCGCCCGTCTCGACGCCGCCAACAAACCAGCGCAACCGACTTCGACCTGGGACGCGGTCAGCAACTGGCTGAACAAGACACCCGCGCAAGCGATCTCGGACGCAGACACGGCAAGCGGGGGCGCGATCTCGAACGCCGCTTCGGCAGTCAACCGTTGGACGGGCGGCGTGGCGGCTCCGACAGCGAACATGGCTGGCAACGTGTTTGCGAACGTCGCTGGCCTACCGTGGGACGCGCCTGCCGCCATCAGCAACGCGATTACCCACACAGCGCGGAACTACGGCTATCTGAAAGGCCCGGAATGGGACGATATTCCCTATGCTGCGCCCGTGATGAAACAGTCGCTTGGGGTCACGCCGAGCGTTGGCCCGGTGTCCTCGCGCGTCGAGAACGCGCTGACGATCGCCTCGACCGGCGGCGAAGGGCTTTTCCCCCGGCTCGTCAAAGGCACAGTCGGCGAAGGCTTATCGGAAGGCGGCAATTTGGTCGGCCAGAAAATCGCCGAGAACACCGATCCACGCCTGTCGCCGGTCTTACAGCTTGGGGGCGCGCTCACCGCGACCGGCGCGCCTTACGAGCAGGGCTTCTCGGTGTTGTTGTCCAGGCTCCGGGGCAAGGACGCAGGCTCGACTTACGACGCGGCGATAGACACGCAAGACGCCATCAACGCCGCCAACCCCAACGAACCAATGACCAGGCCGCCGATCACGACAGGCATGGTCGGCTCGCCGCTCATCAAGCAAGTCGAGCGCGCGTTCGGCGCGGTTCCAATCCTTGGGCAGGGTATCGACAGTGCTCGCGAAAACGCCGTGGAGGGAATGACCCAAGCGCGTGACCTGGCGGCGAAAAATGTCGGCGCGACCCCCACGGACACGACCGCGACCGCTCCCGGCAGCGCACTCAAATACGGGACGGAAGGCTATCTGAAAGATGTCAGCCAGCGGATGGACAACATCGAGAACGGCATTGCCAACAACACCCAGGGGCCGGGCGGCGGCGCGGCGCTGATCGACGTTCATCCTCTCCTAGACAGGCTTGAGGGGATGAAAACCATGACCGACGCTGCGGGCAATGTCCGCCCGAACGTCTCACCGGGTCTCCGGTCGATGATCGACGACGAGATCGCCAACATCAACAGCGCCCGGACAGAGGAAGAACCGGGGCTCAATCAAGCAATACAAACTCGGATCGACGCCGCCAACCAGGCGCTGAACAACACGACGACGCCGCCGAACGCCCAACAGGCGCAAGTGCTGCAAAGCCAAATTCAACAGATGCGGGCGATGCAGGACGCCAACCTGAAAGTCCCGTTCAACGTGCTGCGTCAGATGAAGACACAGCAAGGCTACACCGTGAACCCAGGGACCGGCCTTCCGACGCTCAACGGCCACATGGGCGGCAAGGTGCTCGACGCCTATCGCGACACAATTCAGGATCACGTCAACGGGCTTGATCCGCAGCTCGGGACGACATACCAGGGTTTGAACGACGAGTATAAAGTCGCTTCAAACGCTTCGCGGGCGATCGGAAACAGCGACGAGAGGTCGCTGACCAGCATGTTGCAGCGGGGCCTGGGCGCGCCCAGCGCGGTCGAAGATGTCTCGAAGACGCCCGCCTGGGGGCCAGCGGCGGGCAACACCATCCGCCAGCAGGGAATGAACACCAAGGGCGAGTTCGTGCCGAGAGATTTCGCCGGGGTGTGGGACAATGTTCCGCTTGCGTCCAAGCAGCTCTACACCCAGACATCCCCCGACGCTGCCCGAACCCTCGACAACGTGAGCCAGCTCGCTCGCAACTACAACATCCCGCCGCAGACAGGCGGCGGGTCGAAAGCGCTCGCCGCGCTCGCCTTCATGGACAAGGCGCTCGAAACGGTCGGGCTCAAGGGCGCTCTGGCCGCCATGCCGCTCGGCTACCTGGGTCAGAGTATGCCGACGATCCGTGTGCTCGCCGGTAGGCCGCAGAATTGGTTGCAATCGCTGCAAGACAACATCCCGGCGCTGATGGCGGTCGCTCGTAACCAGGCGCAGAACAACCCGTTGGGGCAATAAGACATGGCGCTCATCACTCCACAGACAGGGTCAAGCTCGATCTACGACCCGACGTTGCCGTCGCGCATCGCGCAGGGGAAAGCCGCGCCGCCTCAATCGCCGATCACTTCGATCGACCCCGGCCAGGGTCCGCAATACAACCCGTCGTTTGGCGCAGACACGAGCCCGCAAGCGTCGCCGCCAACACAACCGGCGCAGACAGCTCCGGCGACGGCTCTCACCTATCCGCCATCATTCGCCGTCACCGGGACCTATGCTCCGTCGCCGCTCGGCTTGACGCTCGCGCAATCGGCCAAGGGCAACTACCTCAACCGCTATTTTGGCAATGTTGACGCCAGGGGTGCGCCTTATCCGATGCGCCCAACTGTCGCGTCGAACACGGGGCCAGGGGGAGCCGATGTCGGCGGCGTTTTCGACAGGCTTCCCGACAACGCTTTCGACGGGGCCAACGCGCCGCAGACAGCGCAGGCTCCCGCGCCAGCGACGCCGCAGGGTTGGAACCTGTTCACCGCGCTCGGCCAGGCGCTCGGACACCTGCTCGGCTACAACGCTTCCGGCCAGCCCCAGGGGATGAGCGGCCTGGTCCGCAACCCGGTTCAGGCGGCTCCGGCGCAGACAGCGGCGTTGAGGATGCCGACCCCGGTCCAGCAAGCCGCTCGCTACCAGGGAAGAACCCTCCTTGGCTGAGAACACCCTACTCGCTGCGCTGCTCGCCAACGAAAGCGGCGGGCGCAACATCAACAATACGACGCAGGGCACCTCGTCGGGGCAGGCACAGGGCTATTTTCAGATCACGACCGGAACGTGGGACGAATTCGGCGGGCGGCAATACGCTCCAAACCCGCAGGCGGCGACCTACGCCGAGCAGGCCGCCATCGCCTCCAAAATCCCGCTTTTACGTTGGGACAGCTCGACCCTCGCGCGGATGCGGGCGACCGGCTACAACATCAATCCTCATGCGACGCTCGGCGAGAACCTTGCCAGCAACGGCGAAAGTTTTTCCGATTTTAACCCCGGAACGGGAACCTACGCAGTAGCGAAGGGCGCACCCGCCAAGGGCGCGCCGATCGAAGTCGCGCAGGCGCAGACACCGCAGACAGCCGCGCCGCCCAACATGACCTCGATGATCGGGCAGGCGCTGGGAAGCATGGCGTCGCCTGGCGGCGGGGGCGGCATGAACAACGCGGCGATGGCGCAGGCCGCGCCGCCCGCGCCCGGCCCGCAGATGGCGTTCAGGGCCGCCGCCGACGACGCCGCCAACGCCTCAAATTTGACCGCTGGCGGCCCTTCCGGCGCGAGCGCTGCCGGACAGCCTGGAACCGGCCCAGGGGGCATGACGGGGCTCCTGGGGCTGATGACGGACCCGACCGCGCAGAGCCAGGTCCAGTTGCCGACCGACGTGCCGATGACGGGCATGTCGGGGCTTCTCTACAGCGGCGGCGCGGGGCTCGGAATTCGCCGCCCAGCCGTCACCCGGTTGACGTAAATGGCCGACCCCGCCAGCGACAGCTCAGACCAGACCCCGCTCGACCCGAGCGTCGCCTCGATGCTGAGCGCGGCGAGCACCCCCGAACCCATGCCCTCGACGGCGGGCGGGCCGCCGATGGACCCCAACGACCGGGACATGCTGATCAAGACTGTCTACGGCGAGGCGAGCAACCAGCCGCCGCTCGGCCAGGCGGGGATCGTCCACGCCATCCTCAACCGGGTCGCCGCTGGCGGCTATAGCGGGAACGCGCCCAACACGATCACGAATGTCGTCACCGCCCCAGCGGCGGGGGTCAATCCGGCGCGCGGCTTCAAGGAATTCTCGCCGTGGAACGCGCCGGGCGTTCCCGAGAGCAACCCCGTCGCGCAGCACCTTTCGCCCAATAACCCAAACCCTCTCTTGGCGAACGCCTATCGCAACATCGGCGACATCGTAGACAAGGTCTACGCGGGGCTGATCCCCGACCCGACCGGCGGCGCGACCCACTATTACGGGTTCATGAAAGTCCCGCCGAAGTGGGCGGCTCCGCTCGCCGCGCAGAACAAGGTCAAGATCGGCGACCAGACTTTCGTCGGCGGCTCGACCGGCCAAGGACAATCGCTGCCGAACCAAATCGTAGGCGGCTACGCAGACATGGGCGCGCAGGGGGCTTAAATGGCGGGCGCAGGCGCACCCTCGATCACCGGGCTCCCTCTCTCGCTGATGGGGATCACCGGCACCCACGCGGGCCGCACCGATCCCTTGTCGCCCAACGGCGGGGTGATGGTCCCGAACAACGCTGGCGTCGCCAAGGGGGCGACGATCGGCAAGACCCTCGCCGGGATGGCGGGTCCGAAACCAGGGACCATACCGGGATACTTCCGGGGTTTTCCCGGCCCGGTTGGAACCTCCGCGCCGGGGGCGGCTCTTCCTCCCCTCGTTCCCGGCGCGTCTATGCTCTCCCAAAACGGCGTCATGGGCCTGGGTTCAGGCTACCGCCCGCCGAGCGGCCCGGCGCGCCAGCCGTGGGGGCCGCAGCCCCTGGCGGGCAATCCGGTCAATTCGCGGGGCCTCGCAGACAGCGTGTTCAGGCCGCCGAAATCGCCGATCCGCAGGTGAGGCTGAACGACCAAGAGCAAGCCGCGTTCCGGCATTATCTTTGGGTGCTGCTCGACGCCAACGAGCCGAAGGCTTTTTTAGGCTCGCTGCGCCGCCTCGCCGAGCGCAAGGCGCACAGCTTCACGCGCGGCAAGATCGACGCCGACGAGTGCGGGGAATGGCTCGCGCTCGCCGAGGCACTGTGCAAGGTCGAGCGTGAGCTTAGCTCGCAATGAATTGACGCTCTGCTTCTGTCCACTCGTCCAGCGCCAAATACCAACGGCCCCTCATCGTTGACCATTCGATGAAGTATTTTGCGCCAGTGTCGCGTCGCCATTGATCCCATTGTTCCTGGGACGGAAAAAATTTATCCATAATGTCTGCGACGATCCTCTCAGCCTCTTCATGGTCAGCCCCATAGATGGCGTCCGGTCTGTTCATCGCGATCCAAACGACATCCGGGCAATCCTCCAGATGGCAAATCCGCAGCTCTAGGGGTTTACGCAGGGGTTTAAGGTTGTCATTCGCCAGTGTCGTCATTTCTCTAACTCCGCAACGCGGCGCTTAAGCTGCGCCACTTCCTGATCAAGATCGAGGGTCGCGAGCCGCATTCCACCGATTTCTTGAACCAGAGCGTCGAACGCCTTTTTCGAGTGGTACAGCGAGCGCTGGACACACCAACCCATGTACGTCGATGCGATCAGCATCATGAGCACCGCGCAAAGAAGCACTTCGTCGAACTTCATCAAATGTCCTCGCTAAAACCAACTTTCCACGATCTGCGGCTCGTCGCCTTTCGAGCGCGTCATTTTGACGAAACCGGCGCGCTCGAACACTTCGCGAAGATGCTCGAGTTCACCGCTCAGAGTGTCTTCGGTCGGCCCTGACACGCCGCCGCCGATCTCGAACCGCCGGGCGATGAAACCCACCGAATGATCACGCGGGCGATCATAGACAGTCCACATTGTCATCTTGCCGCGTTGGGAAGCTTCGAGCTGCGTCCAGATGACGCCGCTCACGGTGTCGCAATTGTCCCTTCCCGTCATGTCTTGCCCTCCCTCAATTTGTCGCGATCTAAGACGCATCAAAACAATCACGCAAGCCCTTTAATTCCTTGCGTGTTTCTGTCTACAGACATGGCCGACAACGACCACCAAAACCCACCAAACAGGACAAAATCATGCGCCGCATGATTATGAATTTTTGCACGAATGTCTGGGGGTTCAGGCTAACTTGTTGATTTTTTAGGGGGAAAGTGGTGCTGCAAGAGAGGATTGAACTCTCGACCTCTCCCTTACCAAGGGAACGATGATAGGATCGCTGGACATAAACCAACAATGCTAAGTCCTTGATTTGTTACTATTTAACCCTGTTTGTCTGTTATCGTAGGCCGACAAAAGCATGGACAAAACTGTCATGCGATGACCGATTTTGGACCCCATAATCATGCGATAAAGAACCAACAGTGAACAACAAAGACAAAGGTTTTTCACGCTTTTTTAACCGTGAAACTGTCCCGAATTTCCTGCGCGATCGTTTTGAGATCGGACGCCGGGATCGCGGTGTCTTCAAAGCGGTCGTAGTCTCTTTTGGCGCAGACCGAGCACACGATTTCGATCGTCGGCTCGGTCTTGATCGCGGCCTGTCCAGAAGGGTAAATCCCGACCGGCTGACCACATAGAGCGCACACTTTCGAGCTGTCTTGTTGCGGGTGCATCTTGTGCATATCGATGAGGCGCATAACGACCAATCTGGCGCTCATTCAATTCACCCCTAACGGTAGCCGACCGAGCGCCTTTCTTTGTGCGTCGCGTGTCTCGGGCGTCAGCGGCGGCGCGCCTCGCAGGTCAGTCTCATAGGCGTGCGCTTCAAGCCATTCCCGACTTTCTTGCAGCATGGCGTCAGTTGCGTCCAGCCATTGCAGCCGCGCCTTGTGGATGACCGCCAAGGGCACGCTCGGGGCGACAGGTTTCGCGTAGCCGTATTTTTTCCAGTGGGCGAGCGCTGCCTGGGGGTTCGGGTCGCGAAACAGCGCATCGCGTTCGGCCAGATAAGCGGCGAGTTGTTTTTCGCGGCGCTTGTGCTCAGACATTTCAAATCAGCAGTTGGCCCCTGGCGAGAGCGCGATACCTGTGCGCCCAATCTTCGTAAGGCATGGTGCGATACTTTTGTTTAAGCTGCCAGATGACAGTCCGCTTATTGGAATTCGGGTCTCTGTTTCTCTGTGCGCTGTCTTCGACGGGATGCCACGGCGTAGCGCCAAGCGCTCTTGAGCGCCACATCAAGCCAATGCGCGCCCGGCGCAGCGACGAAAGCTTGTCGAACAATTTACCGTATTGAACCATTTCCCATAACTGCCAATCCGCCGCGCCCCCGCGACGCAGAGTTTCGTTAGACCCACTTTTCCTGTCTAAGCACCCGCTTGCGCGACAGACTACGACCACTCCAAACGCTGGTTTGGCTGTGGGTCTGGGACGGTGGGTCGCCAAGTTGAACCATGACCTTCACCTCGCGGTCAGGAACGCGATCGGCTCGCGAACTTGGCTTTCACAGGAAAGAAAACGGCGCGCGTTTTGCAACGCGCGCCGCCTCTGTAGACAGTTAGACGGGATCGACTTCCGGCTCCGGCGGGATCGGCCCAGGCGACGGACGGTTGACCGGCGGACGCGGCAACGGCTGGCCGGGAGCTGGACCCGGACGCTGCGGCGGCAGCGGCTGACCCGCAACTGGCGGACGGCCCGTTGGCGGCAAGCCCTGCGAGGGGCGATCGGGACGGCCAGGACGCCCCGGCAGACCCTGATCGGGGTGCCCGCCTTCCCCGACGCCATAGCCCGGATCGACCGGATGCTGCGGCACTTCGAGCACGACGTAGCGATAGCCGACGCCGGAGATCGCGACGAGCGCGATCACCTTGCCCTCGGGAACGGTCGGCGGCAGCGGCGGCCAGACAGCGCCCGGAGGGGGATCGACCGGGGGCAGCGGATGGCCCGGAGTGGGCGGCGCGATCGGATGATCGGGATCGACCGGCCAGACAGGGAGCTGACCGGCGCTTCCGCCGCCGCCACCCTCGATGTCTACGCCATAACCCGGATCGACCGGACGACCGCCGCCAGGCGCGATCGGATGGCTCGGGCGCTCGCCGCCCCAGCCGTAGCCCGGATCGACCGGACGGCCAGGACGAGCTGGAAGGTGCCCAGGGCGGCCAGGCGCGCCAGGCAGACCCTGATCGGGATGACCTCCGCTAACCCCGTAACCGGGGTCAACGGGGTTGCCTGGGCGGTCGGGACCGTCGATGAATTGGATGTATGCAAGGGGCATGGGCGTCGTCCTCGTGGTTCAGGGCTCATCAGTGACGGCTCAAACCGTCAGACGCGCATCTTGCGTTTCGCCCTCGGCTCCTTGGTTACTGGCGGATTGAACACGACCATCGAGCGCCCGTCTGGCCGCGCCACCCGCTTGCTCGACGCGATCAGGCGCTCGGCTTCCTCGCGCGGAATGAGCCGGTGCGGGCCAACCCGAACCGCGTGGATTTGGCCGCTCTGCACCATGCGGTGGATACGCTGGCGGGCGACGCCCAGCTCCTGGGCGAGCGCGCCTACCGACAGATAGGCTTCCGGGGCGATGGTTGTGGGGTTCGGGATCATCCCTCGTACTTGGTTTGTTTTGTCTCTTTTGTCAAGTGACGTAACAGACAAAGGGGTCAAATGGGATCGTCCGGGATGGTGGTCGAGAAGCCCTTTTTGGACGCCGATTTCTTCGGACGGATCGGCACGACGTTAGGCGGAAACTGCGACGCCCCAACGACGCCGGAGTTGAGCGCGGCCAGCGCCTGTTTCTCGGGGGTCATCGGCGCAGGCCCCTTCAATTCGTGAATGTCTGCCGGGCTCAGCGGCACATGTTCGAGGTAATTGGCGATCAGCGTCGCGCCGTCCTGATTGGTGAGCCAATCGTGCAGCCCCTGGTAGTAGGCGGCGGGGCGCGGCGGAACGTCCAGACACGAAAGCACATGCAAGCGGCGATCGGACCTGTCGAACGCGACGGGATTGGGTTCGTTCGAGAACAGCACCACGCCGCAACGATTGGGGATCTGATAAGGCGGCAGACCCTTGGGATTGACGGTGAGGCTTTCGGGCGGGCGCGTGGTGAAGACCTTGAAGTGATCGAAGTTGGCTTTCGCCTCGCGCGTGTTGTCATGCTGCGCGATCTCGCTGGCGATCAGGAGCTTGCACTTGACGAAATAATTGTGTGCGCCGCCGAGCTTGGTGAAGTCGAACGGCTGCACGTTGTCACGCCCGAGCGCTACCCGCATCGCTTCGATCATCGTGTCTTTGCCGACACCCGCAAGGCTCATGATGAGCCAGGCCCAATTCGGCTTGTCGTCGGGATACTGAACGAGGAAAGCGCACCAGCGCACGAACAGCTCGACCTCGTTCGGCGATTTGAGCACGTAGAGCAGATGGTCGAGCCACAGCTTGACATCAGCCGCCGAGACAGGGAGCCGCGCGAAGATCGGCGGCGTCCATTCGTTGAAGACATAGAGCCCTGTCGCGTCGCGAAACAGCCTCGGCTTGCCCGGATGGTAGGTGATCCCCTCGACATGCAGAAGATCGCGCTGCCTGTCTACGAAGATCGACATGTTGGCGGGCCGCCCTTTCTTGTTCGGCCCGTAGCGCTCAGCCCACAGCCGGGGCAGTTCGGCGTTGCACGCCATGTTGAAACCGCGCGTGTCGTGGATACCGGCAGTTTCGAGCTTGATGTAGCGGGACTTGTTCGACCAGATGACCCATTGAGCGCGAAACGCTTCCCATAGCGGACGCGGATCGTCCGGCAAATGGATCGGGTGATCGGCGAACGATTGAGCCGCAGCCTTGTGGTAGGCGTCCCAAGCGAATTTTTGCGCCAGCTCGATAAGGAAAGTTCCGCCGAGCCGCACGCCCCTTGTCTGCGCCGAGCGGATGCAGGCATCCCAGAGATCGCTCGAGTTGATCTTCGGCTGCGCTTGCTGATCGCTCCACTCGATGAACAGCGCGCGGCCTTTGCTCGAACCCCCGGTCGCGCCGATGATCGCGTAACAGATGTTCCGCCAATTATCGTAGATCGAGAGAAAATCCCCCAGGGCTTTCGACCATTTCGTGGGGTCGTTGGGAACGAGCCCCAAGAGGAAGCCGATCTCGACGGGGTCGAGCAAGTCGTGCGCCAGGCCAGCAAGGATCGGGCCTGTCTGCGTCTGTGTCTTCGCAGGCCCGGCCAGGTCGAGCGCACGCGGCACAGCGTGCGCCAAACTCCCCGAGCTGGGCATCCCGCCGATCGCTTGCAGCCCGGCGTCAAGCGCCTGATCGACGATCCATTGAAAAGCGAGGCTGAAATCCTGCGGCGGAACTTCGGGGATGTCTTCGATCCGCCTGATTTTGAGGCTCGTCAGGTAGCGCTCGCCGGTCGGCGGATGAATTCCGGTGATCAGCGCTTGCTGGCCCGAGCCGCGCAGCCCGAAATCGCCTTGGACGCCGAGCACGGGATCGAGGAACTTCAAAGAAAGAGTTTTGGTCGGGGGCGTCATGCGAAACAGGAACGCGTCGCGGCGGTGTGTCTTGCTGTCTACAAAACGGCGCAGGCCGACGACCCCCAGAGTGTTGATCGCCTGCTCGATCAAGCGAGTGAATAGCCTCCCGAAATCATTGTCGATCCACAAAAAGAAATCGCCGCCCCGCACTCCGACGCTCGCGCCCGCCGCATCCCATTTGAGCGCTTCCTCGCGTGACGCGCAGAGCGCCGTCACCGAGCTGACCTTGCGCCAGTGATTGGCCCCGACGAACTCGGCGGGCGTCTTGGTGCGCGGCTCGACCGGCACCATCCACGGGCCAAGTCCGGCGTCGAACAGCTCGACCGCTGTGTGGCTGAACCCCGTCATGTCTTGGGCTCGTCTTGTTTGCCGCTCAGAATGTAAGCGCCAAGCTTCTCAGCGATCTCGATGGCCTGTTCCGCCGATGTCGCACCAAGCTTCGCAGCCAACTTCAGGCAATCCTCGCGGTGTCGCTGCCAGCGGTTCGCGAGGTCTTGCTTTTCAAGTTTTTCAAGACGATCATCGAGATCGTTCATTGCGCGGCCCCACATAACTTGCGTCGAAGAATGGCCCGATTGTTCAAGAAAGCTCGGTGATCGCCGGGCGACGCGGCGCAGACATGCACGAACTTCCTGCCGCCGAACGCGTAGAATATTTTCGGGTGCTTGTTACGCTCGACCCGCTCGACGACGCCGCCGAGCCTGGTTATTTCGCTACAGATCAATCGTTCAAACGGCATAGACATGGCTTACTTCCCGTAGCGATCGGCGATGAACCCGGCGGCGGCGAGGGGAAGGCCCTTCGCCCAAGGCGGCGTTGTCTGCATGACGAGGCGCATGTCGTCGTAGAGCGTTGAGGCATCTTCTTCCGGCGCGAGCGCGATCACCTCGTCGTGAACGGTCGCCAGGAGTTCGTCGTCATGCGTGTCTGAGAGATCGAGCAGGGCGCAGGCGAGCAGATCGCGGGCGACGGCCTGGGTGATGTTCTCGACGATCTTGCCGCCCCAGGTTTCGATCAGACCCCAATTGTGATTGAAGTCGTTGCCTTCGTAGATGATGCGATCACGCCCGAACCTGTTCTGGTTGAGCCCAATCCGCGCGCCCCGGTAGACAAGCGAGCGTCCAGACGGCAACTCGATCAGGAGCGCGCCGCCGAGCCCGCTGTGCTTCGACCACCTGTAGCGAACCGGGGGAGCCGGATGGCCGTTGATCCCTTCGACGGTGGCGTAGAAAGTCTTGTTGGGGTTGACGAGCACGTTGCGGAACGCGTCTTCGGACGCGCGCCAATACGTGGGAATGTCGGGGTTGGTGTTGCGGTAGGCGAAGACAGCGCTTTCGGCCTGCCTGGCGGTAAGCCCGAGCGAATAGGGCGGCGCGTTGGCTGTCTCCATGAACCGGCCCGGCCCCATGCCGTAGCCGCACGCCAGCACGAGCACTTTCCCAAGCTGGCGGTTGTTCGAGCCGATGCTTTGGGCGGTTGCGGCGTAGATGTCTTCGCCGCGCCGAAAGACGCCGAGCGCCCCGACGTGACCGGCGAGCCAGGCGAGGACGCGCGCCTCGATCCCGGAGAAGTCGCAGACGACGAACTTCTGGCCCTGGGGCGCTTTGAACGCGCCGCGCAGACACGAGCTGATGGCGTCGAGCGGCGAGCCGAATATTTCGCGCAGGATGTCCGCATCAATGCCGTCAGCGATGGCGTTGGCGGCGATCCCGGCGTGTTTCAGCGACGGGCGCGGAAAATTCTGAAGCTGCGGACCTCGGCCCGCCCAGCGCAAGGTGCGAACCGCGCCGCCATACTGGACAAGGCCGCGCGCCCGCTCGCCCATCGCGGTGAACTGATCGATCGCGCTCAGCTTGGCGGTCGAGGACTTGGCGGCTTCCTGGCGGATCGAGAGCGCCGCTAGCGCCGATGGCGACAACTGGTCCGCGCACTGACGCAAGACGGTTTCGATGTCTTCTTTGCCGACCCCGAACCCTGTCGGATAGCCATGCGTCTGCAACCACTCGGTGAGCTTGCCGACCTGATTGACGCTGGTCACTGCGCCGCCCGTGACGACCGCCAGGGACCGCGAGAGGCGGGTCATCTCGGCGCTGGTCATCCTGAACGCTTCGACGAGGAATTCCGTGTCTACCGGCATCCCCCGGTCGTTCATGCGCTGGTCGGCGAGCCAGACCCGGCGCTCGAAGTAAGTCATCCTCGGCAGGAGCTTCGAGATCGCCCGCTCGGCTTCAACGTCGTCACGGTTGTAGTCGATCAGGGCCGCGAGCTTGGCTTGGTCCGTCTCATGCCACCAGACGTTCGGCGAGGCGACACGGCGCGGGCGCGCCATGCGCAGCATGATCCCATGCCCGTCCGTGTTCTTCTGGTGCGGCGAGCCCGCGACGCGGGCGGCGGTTTCGAGCTTGAGCGGGAGCCCGTAGCAAGCGCCGGTCGCCATCGTGCAGACAGTCTGGTTGGGGAAGATCGGGTCGAAGCCCATTTTGGGGGCGACGACGTGGTTCCAGATCAGGCGCTCGAAGACGACGTTCCAGCCGTGCAGCGTGGCCCCGTCTGCGATCAGCTTGTTGACGTGGGCGAGCCCGTCGAGCTGGGTGCGAAAGTCGGTCGAGCAAACGACGCTGTCGTCGAGCGCGTAGGATGCGCAAATGACCTGGGTCGATGGATGGCGCGCGTAGACATGCGCGCCAACCAGTTTGAGGTTGACGGCGCTACACGTCTCGACATCGAGATGCAGCGCGCGCGACATGCCCGCAAGTCAGCGACCAATTTCCTCAAGGGGTATGCGGCTCGGCACGCTAAACGTCTCGCCCATCTTGATCGGCGCGGATTTGAGCGCCTGCGCCATACGTTTCGTGGTGATATGCCCAGCGTTCACGAACTCCCCGGCGAGCGCGGCGCAGGCGATCATCTCGACGTAGCTTTTGCGCAAGTCCGGTGTCTCGGCGATCCGAGACAGCTTGACCGCGAGCTTGATCATCGCGATCTCGTAGGGCGTGATCGGCTTGTTCAGGATCAGCGACACAAGCGCAGACGCGCGTTCGTAATTCGCAGCGGGCTCGCCGTAATCAACCATGTGATCGGTGATCGAGCGTGTCGCTTCGTTGAGAATTTCGAGGTGGAGGGGCTGGCCTGGGCTCTTCGGGTGAACGTCGTTCATGGGTTTGTCCTGTGTGTCTGCCGCCAAAGAAGACACGCGGAGCATGGCTCCGCGCGTCAAGTCACGAGTGCTAGATCAGTTCGTCTTCGTCTTCCGGCTGATCGTCTGGGTAGGCGTTCTCAGCCGAACCGCGTCCATCGAGGCGAGGCCCCGCCTTGAGGAATTGAACGTTGTCGAGCAAGAGCCCGACGCCGCGCTTGCCCGCCGTGTCATAGCCGAACGGGCGCACGTTGGCCCGAGCGGTCCAGCCAGAATAAATATCCGACCAATCGAGGATGCTGGTGCGCTGCTTGTCTACAGCGCCGGGCTTTTCCTTCGACCAGGGTGAGATGAAAACATCGCCCGCGTGATAGCCCTCATATTGGCCTTCCTTCTCGGCCCCGTCGCGGAACGGCGACGCCAGCCCATGCGGCTTCTTCGCGCCCCACTTGTCGGTGATCGCCCTCTCGACGCCAGCCTGCAACGCCCGAAACTCGGGGGTCGCCTGGGCTTTCTTGTCGAAGATGAGGACAATCGAATAGCGCGGTTCGCCGCCGAGCGCGGCGGCCCTGGGCTTGGTGAGGTTCATGAATGAGGCAATGCCGGGGGGCGTCATAATCTTTTCGAGCGCCATGTCTGTAACTCCCTTCTGTCTTACGTTGGAGGACCGGCCTGAAGCGGCTTGGGTCGTTGCCGGTAGTGCTTGCCGCAAGTGCGCCGGTAGCCCGCTTCTGTCGGGAAGCCGCATGTGCTGTCCTCGCTGCAACCCGGTTCGTCGCAAGCCATCGTGACGTGGCTAGGCGTGCGGCACTCGGGGCAGACAACCCACACGAGATCGCTACGCGGGTCTTGGACGTGATCGAAGTCTTCCATCGCGCCAATGAAACGACACTCTTGGCAAACCCACTTGTCCATCAGATCAGCTCCTTCTCTTGTTCGTCCCAGACAGGGAAATCGTTCAGCGCTTCGAGCTGGCGCTCTTCGGCTTTGGCTGGGCACATCAGAGCGCCTGGGCAGAACCAGCACCACGAGCCGACCGCATAGGGGCCGGGCTTGCCCGCGAATATCCTGTCTGCGGCGGGCTTCAAGACAGCGTAGCCCCAGAAGATCAGGTCGCCCGCCGGGATGTCCCAACCCCGAACGTGTTCGCCCTCGGAATTCGGTTGCACAATGACGATGCGGACCCGGCGCACCCGCCGACGCTCCACGCCGTTGAGCTTGAGGTAGACGCCGAGCGCGTAGAACGTCGCCTGCGGGTTCTCGACCGGAGACACGAACTTGCCGCGCCCATTCTTGTAATCGACGACGATCAGGCAATCGCCGACGATCGCCCAGAAGTCGGCGGTGCCGAACACCGGCTCGGGCGGTCTGCCGGGAGCCCACAAGGGCGCGAGATCGACATGCGCTTCGATCCCGTGGAGGCTCGCTTGTTTGATGATGTCTTGCACGTAGGCCACATAAACAGACACGGCAAGCATGAGTTCGAGCGTCACGTCGTAGACGACGCCCCCCATCATGACGTGCAGCGGCGGCAGGAATTTCGGGTTGCGCAGTTGTTGCTCGCCGAGCCAGTGGGCGATTGTGCCGATACGAGCGGCTTCGCCCACGGACCTCGGCGGACAGATCAGCGCCAGCGCCGGAGCGCTCTCGCAGTTCAGCCAGATCGACGAGCCCGACGCGCTCAGCCGGGCGTGGGCCGAGCCGTGCCGGTTCTCGTCGAGAAAGACCGTGTCTGGACGGCCCATCGATCAGACCGCGAGCCCATGCTCGTTGATGAACGCTTGCAGGACGGGCCGGTCCTTTTCGAGCGCCTTAGACACGTACTGGACGCCAAGCTTCTCGCGCAGCGGCACCAGCAACGGCTTGAACTTCTCGGGTTGGTCGTGCGCCGCGTCGGTGATGAGCTGGATTTGCTCGGCGAGGGACATCACCTCGACCAGCGCGCCATTCGCGGGCTGCGCCTCTGTCTGCGGCGGCTCCGCGCCGCTGCCATTGGTCTTGGGCTTGTTGGTCGAGCCTCTCGGGCGGCCTTTCCTCGGCGTCTCGGGCGCGGCGTCCGATGTTGGCGGCGGCGGGGGCGGCGGCTCGGTCGCCTCGGGTTCGGGCTCATTGAAACCGCCCGCCTCGGCGTAGCCCTCCATATAGGGCACAGCGAGGCGGCAAATCTTGCGACGGAAATCGACTTCGTCGTCAGCAATAATTGTCATCTTGATCATAGGCCCGAAGTCTCCAACGGCGGAAAGGATGAGCCCCCGTCGGTCGCAGCCGTCGCTGTCTGCTGACCGTCGATGAGAAAGTTGATGTCGCGGATTTTGCGCGCGCAGATGTCGGCGATCCGGTCGTCGATGGTGCCAGGGATCGAGATCAGCCGCGCCAAGACACGCTCTGTCTGCCCGAACCTGTCGCAGCGCGAGATCGGCTGGCGATTGTTCTCCGGCACCGGATCGGGTTCGACGATGATGACGTTGTGCGATCGGGTGAGCGTGATGACATGCCCTCCTGCGGCCATCTGGATAATGATGACGCGCGGCTCGTCGCGTGTCTGGAAAGCATCGATGTATTTTGTGCGCTCGGTCTGCGGCGTCGAGCCGCCGATGACCTCGACCTTGACCGCACGGCTGGACAGCCGGTTGGCGATCCCGTCGATCACATCGAGGTGCCAGGCAAAGACGACGATCTTCTCGTCGTGTCTGGCGGCGAGATCGTTCTCCACGAGCTGGGCGACGCCTTCGACCTTCGCCACACCGACCTCGTGTCTGGCGCGAGCGAATTCGCCGACCTGGTTGCGCGCGGCGAGCAGGAACTCGTCGTCGTTCTGCAAGTCCATCGCCGCGCGCAGACCCGGCGTGAGCGCCAACCTGAAATCCTTGGGCAAGACGCTGTCTGGAAGCGCGTAGGTGGCAACCATCGGTTCAACGTAGCCGCGCGAGCCGAACGCCTGCTTCTTGGTGACGCGCTTCATAAAGGGTTTGATCCGACGCCGCAGCTCGTCGGCGTTCTTGTTGCCGTAGACCCGCCAGCCGTCCGGCGCGTGAGCGCCGTGGGTGTAGCGTTGCAGGAACGTGTACTCGTCCATCGGCTGACCCGTGTTGGTGCGGATCAGCTCGGGCGCGAGCGCTCGAAGGTGGGTGTAAAGCTCGCCAGCGTGGTTGGGTGTCGGCGATCCCGTTAACACGTAGACATGCACGGCGTTGGCGACGTAGCTGTCTGCCCCGCCCTGGGCGTCGATCCCGTAGACCTCGCGAGTTCGACTGCTCTGGGAATTCTTGAGCGCGTGGCCCTCGTCGAGCAAAATCACGTCGAACCGCTCGCCGCCTCTCACCATCATGCCGATGTCTTTGCGCAGCGCGGCGAGCGAATACGACAGGATGAACACGCCTGATCCCCGGCGCAGATCGCTCGCGGTGCGCACAATCACGATCGGGAGGCCCCGATCGCTCCAATCCCGAAAGTGTCTGCGCCAGACTTCGAGCGCGATGGCCGGGCACAGCACGAGCACCCGCTCAGCGTTCAGTTTGTCGCAGACTTCCACGCCGATCGGGGTCTTGCCGATGCCGGGGTCGCCCGCCAGACAGCGGCGCGACACGCCCGCCATCCAATCGCGGCAATCCTCTTGGTAGGGTTCGAGTTCGAGGGGCGCGCTCATATTTCCGCCAACACTTCTGTCTCGAAAATCTTCGTCGTCGCCAAGCGTTGCCAAGCGAAATGGGCGATCAAAATCGCGTCAGCCCGCCCGTGGTGGCGCTTCAAGGGGATGTCGGCCCCCGGATAGAGCCGTCTACAGACAAGCCTGGACGCGTCTTTTGGCGAGCTGGGGCTTATTTTGAAGCTCTTTTTCCAGACAGACGGCGACACCAGCTCGTAAGGAATTCCCAGCGCCTGGATCACGCCGAGCGCCTGGCCGAACGTCTTGCCGAACTTGAACGTCGAAGCCACGCCCTGGCCTGGCCGGGAGAACGCGTGCTCGATCGCCGCCATATCCGGCAGGCGCTCGGCGAGCAGCTTGGCGAAGGCGACGCCGTCGAACTCGCCGCCCACCAAGGGCGCGTCGTAGACGGCGAGGCGATTGTGGGGGTGCGCCGCGTCGGGGCGGATGAAGGCGACTGCGCCGCTCAGACCGGGGTCTATCCCACAATAACGCAGGGTTTCCTCCAATTTTTCCTGTGGACAAAAGGGGTTTTGCTTGCCGGTGTCGGCTTGCTGTCTAACAAAACAAGCTGTGATCCGGTTGTCAAGACGGGTAAGTAGGTAGTTTTGCCCAGCATAGGCAAAATCCCATATTTCACTTTATCGCTCCGGCCTGTCTACAACCTGCACGCGGCAAGCGCACCTCCACATAAAAGCCAGTTGACGCGTCATCTTGCCACATAAAGCCTTGATTTCGCTATGTTAACATCTTGTCCACAGTTTTCTGGGAACCAACGAGCGGGTAGTAATGTTTTTGTCAAACTACACATTTTGCGACGTGTGGAACATCTGTCTCCGGTGTGCGCCAGAGGTGCGCTTCGGAGTGTGACAACCTCTTTTTGTCGGCACTTAGAACGATTTAAAATTCACCATGTGATGACGTTATGAGTTGACATTCTATGACATGCTATGACAAAAGAGACAAAAACGACAACTTAATTCCCGCCACCAACTTGAAAGGACCACCACAAATGTCTCCACGAAAAAGAGTGTTCATCTCACATCGGGCCGACAGCCCGCCGACCGTAGAAATAGGACAGCAAGCCTTCGGCCAGCGGCTGCAACAATTGCTCGATCAGAAAGGCTGGAACTACAGCGATCTCGCCCGAGCCGTGTGGGGCCACGCCGAAACCAAGAGCGGCTACAAGGTGGCGAAGAACCGCGACCGGATCAGCGTCTATGTGGCTGGCAAGGCGTTCCCTGACCCGCGCAACTTAAAAAAGATCGCCGACCAGCTTGGCGTCGAAGTCGCTGAACTAGCACCCGAACACTTCGGCGCGGCGATGATCGAGCAAGCCAATCCGGCCTATTCGATCACCAAGGTTCAGGGCGAAGACAATAAAGTCTTTTTACGCGTCAACAAAATAGTGCCTGAACAAGTCGCGGCGAAAATCATGTTTTTGTTAGCCACCAATTACGACGTGCTGATTGAGAACGCAGTCGGCCAGACCCTCGTCGTCGAGGCGAAGAAATCAGAACCTACAGAGGCAAAACCAGAGCAGACTGAGGCCAAGATAGATGACAACAAAGTGGCTCACAGACAGCGAAGCGGGCGCTCTCGTTCGTAAATCCGCGCAGACGGTGGCGCGCTGGCGCAAGGCTTCCGGCCTTCGCTTTCTCAAAGGCCGTCCGTGTCTGATCGAACTGCAAGACTTTCTCAACTTCATCGAGGCGAACAAGACATGCGTGGTAAAAAACTCTATGACGGCAAGCCCTACAAGCTCGCCCTCAACCGCGAAGGATACTACGAACTCCGCTGGACAGCGGACGGCAAAACGCAGACGCGCTCTACTCAGGAACGCAACGGCGACGCGGCGCGCGCTACAGCGGAAATCATCTGGCGCGATCTAGCGCGGATCGTCGCCGACAGCGGCAAACCCACGGTGCGCGAGATTTGCGCGCGCTACCTCGACAATTGCGAAAACCGCCAGACCAGCATGAGCCAGGACTTTTCGCTGCGCGCGCCGCTGGCGGTGTTCGGCGATCGCTCGGACCATCCGATCCCGTTCGGCGATTTCGAGGATTACACCCTCGCCCGCCGCAGACAGGGCCGCACAGACAGCGCCATCCGGCGCGAGTTGGGGGCGCTCAAGGCGGCGCTGCGCTTTGCGGTCAAGCGCCGGATGCTCACGCTGGCCGAGCTGCCCCATATCGAGCTGCCGCCGCAGCCGCCCGCCCGCAACAATCCGGCGACCGTCAAAGAGATCGCTGACTTGTGGGCGCTGGCGGTCGCGGCCAGCCCGCCAGAGGGCCAGGGCGCGCTTGAGCCGATCACCCTGTTCGCCACGATCGCCGTCGCCACCGGGGCGCGCCGGGGGGCCGTGCTCGAACTCCCGTGGGGCAAGATCAACTGGAACGAGGACGGACGCGTCATCCTCGATTTCTCGTCGGACGCCCCGGCGTCGAACCGGAAAAAGCGCCGCATGAAGGTTCCGGCGTCGAAGGCGCTAGAGCCAATCCTGCGCCGCGCCTACCGCGAAGCGCTCGATCGAGCGGGTGTCGCGGGCGCTTTGCCCGGTAAAACGCCCGAAATAATCAAGGACGTTCGTGTCTGCCGAGTTAAAAATATTCGCACGCAATGGGAAACCCTGATTAAAAAATCCAAGAAACCCAATTTAAATATTCATGACCTGCGTCATTCCTGGGCGACCAATCGCATTAAATTAGGTGTAGACCCCGTCCAAGTCGCGCAATGGTTGCAAGACGATCTTCGGACGGTAATGGCGACTTATGTCCATCTTACACCTGACTATTTGATCGAGGCTGCGGATAAGCTTGACATTTCAGGGAGTTAGCCTGAATTTTCTGATTGCGGCCCTCGTTAGGACCGCGCCCTCGAAGCAAGCCCTTATCCCTATTACTATATATATTCTTTTATATGGTTACGCGCTACGCCTGCACCGTACGCGTACGCGCGCGAGGGCGTGCGGTGCAGGCGTAGCGCGTAACCATATATAATAATACCAGCAACGGTCCCAACTGTAGCCAAAGGGGCTTGGGTCCAACCAAGCGCTTTTTGGTGTGAATTGGGTTCCGAGCGGGGCGCGAGGGGCTTGGGTCCAACCAAGCGCTTTTTGGTGTGAATTGGTTTTCACCGGAAATCGAGGGGGTTCGGGTGCGGTCGAGCCGGACGCGTCCGGCCCGGCCCGGCCCGGCCCGGCCCGGCTTGGCGTTGTCTAGGTTGTCTTGGGAGCCGAGCGCCGGGGAGCCGAGCGCCGGGGAGCCGAGCGCCGGGGAGCCGAGCGCCGGGAGCCGAGCGCCGGGAGCCGAGCGCCAGGAGCCGAGCGCCAGGAGCCGAGCGCCAGGAGCCGAGCGCCAGGAGCCGGGAGCCGAGCGCTAGGAAAGGCCAGGGAGCCGCGCCAGGAGCCGCGCGCCACGTCCCGGCTAGGGTGACAGCCAAAAAAAAAGGCCGCTGTCAGCGGCCTTCTAAATCGATTTTAAGCGGTTTCACTTTTTATGGGTGAGGTATTCCGCCCTAGCGCGCTCCACCCGTGCCTTGGTTTCGCTTAGCTCTTTTGGCGTTAGTGGTTTGCCGCGCGTCACCGCGCCGCCGAGCGCCAAGCCGATTGCCGCCGCTGCGACAATCGGCGGCCCTATGACGGGAATAGACAACACTCCGAAAAAGACAATCAGCGTTGTCAAGCCGCGACCATGCGAGAACATGTCAAGCCGCCTTTCCTTGCACCGCCGCGCGGTCGCTGGCGTTGAGAACCGTGACAAGTTCGCGCAAGCCCGTCGTGGCGACTTGCGCCAGATCATTAACGAAAGTTACATTTTTGCCAAATGAGCGCCGGAACAATTGTTCTATCATCTGGCCTTGTCCGCTTTCGTTGATCATCATCGCCAGCGCCACAATCTCCACGCCAAGCTTGGCGTAATAGTCGCGGCAAGCTTTCATGCTTTCCGGCGAATAGCAGTCCTGCCCATCGGTCAAGACAAGCAAGATGCGCCTTGTGGCGTTGCGCTCATTCAGGAGCCGCCGCGCCATTTCTTTCGCCGCTGGCATAGTCGCAGTCCCGCCGCTCGGCATCGAGCCGAGCGCCGCCGTCTTGCCGCGCGCCTCTTGCGTCCAGCCCGCGCCCATTTCTTTGCAGAAGCCAAGCCGCGCGCGGCAAGCGCCGTCGTCGCGTTGGCGCATCTGGTAGTAACCGGCGATCTCAAATTTGACGCCAGCGGCTTTGAGCGCATCGCCAAGATGCAACGCCAGCGCCGCCGCCGCTCTCGCGCGCTCGCCGCGCATCGAACCGGACATATCGACAAGCAACGACACTGCGGCTTGAACGCCTGTCTCGTCATGGCGGCGCGAAAAGACGTTCTGTGAACCGGCGCGCATTTGCGCCGCCAAACGCATGTCCATTCGGCCCGTCGTTTGCCGCCGGTCGCGGCCTACGCGTTCCGGCGATTTCACCGCCAGCGTGACATCGCGCCTAAGCTTCGCTGGCGTAGGCAAAGCCGCGCGTATCGTTTCAATTTCAAACGAGGCGTTGGGCATGTCTTCGCGAAAACCAACACTATCGACCGCAGCGAAAAAATCTGCCGCGCGTTGGTTGGCGTCTTCGGCTTGCGCGCCGGTCATGCCTTCGCGGCGCGAAGCATTGTCCGCAACGTCGTCAAGCTTGGCGTCCGGCGCGTTTTGTTGCGCATCGGTCAAATCGATTGGCGCTTTGCCTTCGTCCGTTCCGCCTTGCAGCCTGTCGCCAGCGCCGCTTATGCCTTCGCCTTCGCCTTCGCCTTCGTCTTCGCCCTCGCCTTCGCCTTCGCCCTCGCCTTCGCCTTTGCCCTCGCCTTCGCCTTCGCCAGCGGCTTTAGACGGCTTGCCAGCGGCTTTGTCGTCTTCGCCTGTCTCATTGTCCGGCTTTTTCGGGAAAGCGCCGCTAGCGTCATTGCTAGGGCCGTTTTGCGGCTTGCCCTCGCCCTCGCCCTCGCCCTCGCCCTCGCCCTCGCCCTCGCCCTCGCCCTCGCCCTCGCCCTTGCTCGGCTGCGGCTTGCCCTCGCCCTCGCCCTTGCTCGGCTGCGGCTTGCCTTCGCCTTGCTGCGGCTGCGGCTGCGGCTGCGGCTGCAATGATTGTCCGAGCGCCGTTAGATCGCGCGCCAGCACCAAAACGTCTTGCGTGCTGCGCAGCGAACCAAAACGCGTCAACGCCAGATCAATGACGGGGAGCCAATGCGCCGGAACCTCGGCGCGCCAATCGCGCGGAAAATCGACAAGCCGATATTTTAGCTTCTCAACAAAAATGATGTTGCCAAGAGTGAACGCAAAATTGCGCTCATCGTCCAAACGGTATGGCGTTTTTTCGCTGGCCTTCGCGACAACATGGTTGGTCAATATTTCGAGCAAGGTTGCGGCTTCCGCCACCGCTGGCAATCCTCGCTTCGCTTTCGCCTCAATGCGGCAGTCTTCCAACGCGTTGCACAGCGAGTGCAATCCTTCGCGGCTCGATTGCGCTACGACGTTAAAATCAGTCCATAGCGCGTGAAGTATTTCATGAACGCCAAACGCCACGAACATGTCCGCTTCGCGCGTCGTTAAACGCGCGGTCGCGGGGATTGCTGGCATCCCTAGCTTCCAATATTTGCCGTTCTTTCCGACTGCGATACACGCCGTTTCCGGGAATGGTTGCACCGTCCAGATTGCGTTTTTGTCGCCACCGGCTGCGATATACAATCGCTGGCACGTCTCGCGGATAGCCTCGTAAACCTCTCCGCCTGTCACCATCTTGCCCATTGTTAAATTTCCTCGTCTTCGCTGGTTTCGTCAAACGCCCCGGCTTCGTCTAAGGCTTGGCGCATACAGTCGCGTGCGGCTTCGCACATGGCGTCTTCGATTGCTTCGTTGTCGAACCATGTACCGTCTTCCGGTTCATTGATGACATCGAATAGCTCGGATCCGTCGTTGGCTTCGTATGCGGTAACGGCCCATCCGCGCCGCCGCATTTCGTAAAGAACATGGCTAAGCTCTGTGTCGCTTAGCGTCTTTGCCCATGCTGCATATTCGTCGTATGTCTTTTCCATTGTCGTTTTCCTTTTCCTCGATTTTCAGATTGACGGCGGCGCGCGAAAATCATTTGCGGCGCGCGCATCTTTTTCGCTCGCAAAATCGCCTTCGCTGATTGGTGTCGGCGGGAAGCTTGGCACGCTCGGCAAGCCGCCGTTCTCCCTAATGGCGTCAATCGTCTTGTGGCCTGTCTCTAGCGTTGCGCGCTCCAACTCGCGAAGCTTTTCACTGTCCGCCGCGTCACTGCCTTGCAGCACAGAAACCTTGAACGCGTACTTGCTTTCAAAGCCGCCCTGAACGCCGTTTGCCCACGCAATGAGCCGCCGCGTCGTTACCGGCGCGGTCAATGTTCCGCCGTTGGCTTCGTTGCGTGTCTTGGTCGCATATTCGACCATCAACTTCGTTGCTTCGCGGTGCAAACCTGTCCGCTTTGCAATCGCGTCAATCTCTTTCGCCTCCGGCAGATAATCGACTGCGACACGCCAAGCGAACCTATCGCTAAACGCCAAGTTCACTGGCGCGGTGTCGATATAGCGTCCGGTCGCATCGCCCGTCATGTCGGTATTGTCGGCAGTGATGACGAATAAGTCCGGCGCAGCGTGAACAACTTCGCCCGTGTCCAGAACCAAGCGCCGCGTATCCATCGCAGTCGCCAAAACCGCCAGCGAACCCGAGCGCAACAACGTTGGTTCGTCCAGCAACAAAACCATGCCAGGAACGCGAAACGCCCTCGTCAAATTCCCGTCATGCCATTCAAACGCCGCCGCTTTCGCTTGGATAACGCCCGCCTTTCAAGTCTGCGGGCTCTGTCGTGCGATCAAACGCAATGCGCATGAACGGACGGCCTGTCCGCGCCGCGTATTGCATTGCCGCCGTCGTCTTGCCGGTTCCGGCTGGCCCGTACAAAAGAACGTTCTGGCCTTTGCCATCGGCGGCGCTCAAAACCGCCGCAAGTTCCGGCGTCCAGACGTAATCAGCGTCAATCGGCTCACTCAATGCGCTCGAATAAACCGCAACCCGAGCGCCGTCTAAAGCCGCTTTCCAACTCTTGCCGCCTTCGCTTCGATTGAAGCCGAAAACTTCGCGCGCGCTTTTTTCGCCAAGCTTCACACTCTGCGCAGCGGCTTGAACCGATAGCGCGCTTGTCTCGACAAGCTTGACAGTCTCGCGCACTACCTCGACCGGATGCGCCGCAGCCATCGCCAGCGGTGAAACCAGCGCCTTCAACTCGGCAAGCTTCCGGTCGGAGATCAATCCCTCAACTGGCGACAAAGCTTGAACGATCAAAGCTTCAACGTCCCGGCCCACAAAACCAGTGTCGGCGGTCGCAACCGGCGCGGCTTCGTTCATGCTGTCGCTTTCCATCAATGGGCGAAGGTAGTTCGGAACGTCTTCCGCTGGCATGTCGCCATCGATCGTCGCAACCATCGCCGGTTTTGTCTGCGCCATCGCTTTTGCTCTCGCATAGTTGTAACCGGCTTGCGCTGTGACGCTCAAAGCATCAATGCCCAATGCGTCACAAGCGTTGAATATTTCTTCCATACTCAATGAGCCTGAATGAAATGAGCCAAAGTCCACGCCAAGTTGCGCGGCGCGTTCAGCGCGCCAATTATTCCAGCCGCTATGAGACGTTATTGCTGTCTTGATTGCGGCCCTCGCCGAGTTGCCATATTTTAAGCCTCGATTATTCAAGATACCCATTTCTTTACTGCCTTGTTTTCGTTTGCCTTTGTCGTCTTAGGCACCATGCCAAAAACAACAGACAATGACATAAGCCAACAAAGCAGACAAAACAAGCACTATTTGACGTTCCCGAGCGCCGCCTCGCATGGCAACCTTAAGCCCATGTCCGAAACACAGTTCACCGCGCTCGATTGGCGACCGGGAAAAAAGCGCAAAACTTACGTTCGCCAGCGCCGCTACAACGGCCAGAAACAAGCGCCAGCGGCTTTCCTTGCCGCCGCCGCCGTGTCTGGCATCGGCTCCGGCAAGCATCGCCTCTGCGGCGCTCGCAGACGCGATGGCGGGATATGCCGGGATATTGCGATGCGCGGCTGCGACCATTGCCGCGCTCACGGCGGCGCTTCGCAGACGGCGCGTCTTATCCGGCCTTATGTCCGCAGCCGGGATGGCGCGGTGATTATTCCCAAGGCGCGGCCTAACCTCGAACCATAAGAAAACTTATGGTCGCAGACACGCCAACAGCGCCGCCAGCGGCTCGCCTAGACAAGCAAGAAACGATAGAATTAGCGAAAGCGACTTTGCAAGCGATATGTATAGCACAAGATGCTCCAAGCAACGCCAAAGCAACCGCAGCCAGGACCTTACTCGAGTTGGTTGGCGCTCTTGGTAGACACGCAGACCCGACAGCGCTCGATACTATTCCGGCCTCTGAAATGTCCCTAGAACAACTTGAAGAGCGGATTAGGGCGCTCGCAAGCCATTGATATTACGCTAGACAGCACTCCCTAGACTGGGGAGCGTGTCTAGGCTGCGGCGCTTGCGTCGCACTGGGAAGGCCAAACCGCCCCCCCGCCCCCGGCGATCCGGGAGCGCTGCGCGTGCGCACCGTCACGGACTAAATTTTCGGAAATTTAACTTTTAGGCCGCAGCGCGGCGCTCTGTCGAGACGCCCGGAAATCCTGGGCTCTCCGAGAGTTTTCTGCAAGCATCGCGCGCGAGGGCGAGGAAGTTCAGGTTAGTCTTTGAAGACCCAAAGCGTCTTGGCTTCGCTGAATACTTGTTCAAGACAGCAACGATTGCAGACGATTTCCGTCGTCGGGTCGTCGCGCGACTTCCAATCTCCGGCGCTGGCGCGCCGCCAGATCGCGGCGGGCTCTCCGCAACGCGAGCAAAGCTTCACTTCCAGGCTCTTTCGCTTGTCGATCATGAAATCGGCCAGATCGGCCCAATGGAAGGCTGAAAGCTTATGGCGAGGAAGTTCAGGCAAGCTTACTTCTGCGCCGGGACTTGAACGATGATCGGCGGCGGCGCTGGCGTCTGGCCTATTTTGAAGCCCACAGCTCCGGCGATGGCCGCAGTCGCAGCCACGAGAAGCGCGATGTTGCGCGGGTGCTCCCAGATGTCTTGCTTGCGCCTGAGATTGAGGTCCGCCACGAGCAGCTCCTGTTTCAGTTTTTTCTCTTCGTCGTCTGTCATCATCCTGAACATAATGCGCCTGGCCGCCTGACGAAAGGTTAAAGGGCGAGGAAGTTCAAGCAAGTCCTTGCGGGTTTTTGTTGGCCGTTGTAGGTTTCGCCGCCGCTTAATGGCCGCTCGGCATGGTCGCGCTCTCATCTGAGCTTCGCGCATGGCGATCGAGCGGCCCGTCAAACTCTACGATTTCGGCGCAGTGCAGGTTGCGCCCGCTTATGAAATCGACCGGCAGTTCGACAATCACAAGCGCTCAATCGACGCCATTATCAGGCAACTGGCGAAGGTCGTCAGGGCGGACGGCAAGCTCAACAGCGGTGTTCTGACGCCCGAGAGTTTTCCCAAGCAGACGCTCGGGAAGATCGAGGCTGCGGCGTTGGCCGAGGCGCGGGCGATCCAGGCCCAGACACAGACGATGCTGCGGGAGGTCGAGACACGCCAGAAAGCGCTGGCGAAGTCTACCGATGAGCTGCGTGCGCTGATCCAGAAAAACGCAGCGGATAATCTGGCGACGCGCGACGTGGGCGAGAAAGTTCAGGTTCAGGCGCGCACGATGTCTGCGCAGATCGCGCCGATGATGATCGAAGTCCAGACACAGAGCGCGCAGACATTCGACGACGCCAACGAAGTCTTGCGCCAGGCGGCGGTCGCCGAGGATTGGGCCAACGTGTCGATCGCCTGGGCCGAGCACATGCCCGACACCATCCCGCCGAACATCCTGGCGACCAACGCAATCACCGGAGAGCACTGGTCGAGCCGCTGGTGGGCGATGAAATCGGCCAACGCCTTCGGCATGATGGCAATGCTCTACTGCGGCGCGTCCGACGTGCCGCCAACCCAGACGTTGACCGGCGATCCGCTGACGCCCGGCTGTCTCTACTTCGACACCAACACCAACACCATGCAAGTCTGGAACGGTTCAGGCTGGCAACCGTTCACGGTGCCGCAGAAGGCGTTCACCGCCAGCCTCTACTATCTCGCCAGCGCCAATCAGCAGCAATTCCCTCTCACCACGGCGGACCTCTACAACAACACCTACACCATCAACAGCCAAGACCCGGAAGGGATCGAGTGTTACGTCAACGGCGCGCGGCTGACACCGGACAACAACCCTGGTCTTTTGACCGGCGATTTCTTCGTTAGCATCGTCAACTCGTCGATCACCCTGGCGCAACCGCTCCCGGCGGGCGCGATGGTGGCGATCGATGTCTTGCAAACAGCCTCGCAGCTCGCGCCTGGCGCGGTGGCGATCAAGCCCTGCAAGAACATCAACACCCCTCCCGGCTTTCAGGACGGATCACGCGCCACCTTCGTCCTCACGGTGGCGTCTGACGGAACCAACCCCAATCTGGCCGGGCCTGAAGAACTTCTCGTTTCGATCGATGGCGTCATCCAAGAACCGGCCATCCAGTACGCGGCGAGCGGCGACAGCGTGACCTTCAACCAAGCCCCCACGGCTGACGCCTATGTCTTTATTTCCTGGTTCAAGACGCCGCTCAACAACACCGCATTGAGCAGCAGGCTATGACCAAGGCTTTCGACAGCGCGCTATTCATCCCGGCGAACCCGAATTCAGGCGAGCTGGTCGAGGTCGTCTCGCCTGGGCCGCCGCTCAAGACAGGATGGGGCAACTACATTGCCGGGCCGCCCGGCATTTCGGTCGAGGCCAGCGTGCCTGCGGCGACGGCGCAGGGCCAGGTGCTCCTGTCTGGGCCAGCGCCCGACTTCGAGTGGACGCCGGTCGTGTCTTCGTCGAGCCTGCCGCCGCCGACCGGCGCGAACCAGACTTACGTGTCTGCGCCATCTTCGCCGTTCGCCATGCAGCTCGCGCGCGCCGTGCCGGACGCGACCGCCGCGCAGCAGGTTCTCGTGAGTGTAGGCGGCGGCCCGTATCCGTGGACGACGAACACGATCGCCCAATTGATGACGGCGGGCAACGCGGTCACGACCACGGTCGGCGGCGTCCTCGGCACTGCGGCGGTGCTTACCTTCACTCCGACCGCGACGCTCAGCACCTGCATCGACGGCTCGGACCCGACCAAGAGCGCGATCGACAACTTCACCATCGACGCTGGAACATTCTAGCGAGCACGAGGCCAGATGAGCCATGCCTAACAGAGTTCAGACCCTTCGATCCTCGGTGCCGGGCAGTATGCCCCAGGCGGCGACGCGTGCGCCGGGCGAGCTGTGGCTCAACTTCGCCGATGCTCATCTCGGCTACATCAACGCTGCGCAGACAGCGCAGAAGCTGCTTGCGGTCAGGTTGTTCATGACCACCGCGCCCTATGCGGTCGGCGACTTCGTTGTCTACGCAGGCGCTCTCTACCAGGCGACCGCGCCGTCTGCGGCTGGCGCGTTCACCGCCGCCAACTGGGCGCGCCTCGCCACCATGCAAGACCTGACGGGCGTGGCTGCGCTCTACCTCCCGTTGACCGGCGGCGCGCTGAGCGGCGCGCTCACGCTCGCGGCGGACCCGACCGCCGCGCTCGGCGCAGTCACCAAGCAGTATGTCGATCTTCGCTCCGGCGCGGTCAGTGTCGGCGCGACGCCGCCAGCCAGCCCGAACCTTGGCGCGCTATGGTGGGACACGGTCAGCGGGCAACTCTACGTCTGGTATAACGACGGCAACTCGACCCAGTGGGTAATTTCGACCAACAGCAACGCCGTCGTGCCTGTCGCTTCGACTGCGCCGCCGCTGATGGACGGAACGGCTGCGCCGGGTTCGTCGGCGGCCTTCGCCTGCGGCGATCATCGTCACCCAACTGACACGTCGCGAGCCGCTTCGACTGATCTCGCCAATTATCTGCCGCTGGCGGGCGGCACCGTGACCGGCCCATTGACGATGGTCGGTGGCAACACCTTGACGGTCAACGGCGGCTTGTCGGTCACGAACGCCGCCAATGTTGGCGGCACCTTGAACGCCACCTTTATTACGTGCGGCCAGAACACCATTAGCTTAGGCAATGGTGGCGGCAACTTCGGCAATCGCTCCTCGTTCGGCGTCAACTTCATCAACGGCGTGTGGTCGAACACCGGGGCTGCTCTGGCGGTCGGCGTCACCAGCACAACGGCAGGCACCAACTTAGTAGGGTTCTTTGCCAACTCCACGACGGCGGCTGGGACCATCACCTATCAGAACCCTGGCGTGGCCTACAACACGGCTTCGGACATGCGCCTCAAGCGCGACGAGCGCAGCTTTGATGCTGGTCCGATCCTCGATGCGCTTCAGATTTATGACTTCGAGTGGAAGACCACCCCCGGCGTCCGCGCTCATGGTGTGATGGCGCAGGAGGCGAATGAAGTCTTCCCCGACGCTGTCACTTACCACGAAGACACTGATTGGTGGGGTGTCGATTACTCCAAATTCGTGCCCCTGCTGTTGCAAGAGATCAAGACGTTGCGCGAGCGCGTGTCTGTGCTGGAGGCGCGCTGATGGCTATCGACTTCCCCTCCAACCCGACTAACGGCCAGCAGTTCACGTCCGGCGGCGTCACTTGGACGTGGGACGGCACCAAATGGACGGCGGGCGCTTCAGGCGTCGCCTATCTCCCCCTTGTCGGCGGCACGATGCAGGGGCCCATCGTCCTCGCCACCGACCCGGCTGCGTCGTTGCAAGCCGCGACTAAGCAATATGTTGACGGCGTGCGCTGGGGCGACAATCGCATCATCAACGGCGACATGCGGATCGACCAGCGCAACAATGGGGCGGCGACAACGCCAGCGGCTGGCGCAAATTATGTCGTGGATCGCTGGCAGTATGTAGCCGCACAGGCGGGCAAATTTAGTTTTCAAAGACAACCGTTTGGACAGCTTGGCTCGAATGGGTATTGCCTCGTTGCGAGCGTTCCGGCGGCTTATGCGTCGCTGGCGAGTGACTATTTTCTCATCCAGCAAAAGATTGAGGGGTTTAACGTCTTTGATCTCAATTGGGGGGCTTCACCGGCTTCCCCTGTCACGTTGAGTTTCTGGGCGCACTCGGACAAGGCGGGAACGCATTCGGGAGCCATCAGCAACGGCGCGACGAACCGGAGCTATCCATTCACCTTCACGCTCGCCGCGAACACTTGGGCCAAGATCGTCGTCACCATTCCCGGCGACACGGCGGGAACATGGACCATCGACAACAGCGCCAGCCTGACCGTCATATTCAACCTTGGTTCTGGCAGCACCCTTCTTGGCCCGGCGGGAGCTTGGGCTGGCGTTCAATATGTGGGGGCTACAGGCTCGGTCAACATCGTCTCAACCACTTCGTCTCACCTGTACTTGACTGAGGTCAAGCTCGAAATCGGCAGCGTGGCAACGCCGTTCAACCGGCAGTCGCTGGCGAAGAGCATGGCCGATTGCCAGAGGTATTATCAGGTCATCAGTACTTTGATGACAATTACGAATTATGCGCCAGCGGGCTTTTTCTATCAACCCATGGCGCTTCCAGTTACAATGCGAAGCGCTCCTACAATAGTATTGAGCAATTTTTCGAATGTAATTAACTGCACATCCTCAACTGCGGCAGCGCTTAGTTCCTCAAGTATGTATACCTCTGCCACGGTAACTGCTACTGGGACTGCCAGCTATAGGTCAGACGTCAATCTAAGCGCGGAGCTTTGAGCTATGACGTATACTTGTGTTTGGGACGCCATGCAGAACCAAGTCAGCGACCAGATGATCCAGCGCGACGAGGACGGAGCGTTCGTGCCGTTCGATCCCGACAACATGGACTATCAAGACTATCTTGCTTGGCTTGACGAGGGCAACCAGCCCTATCCTGTGCAAGGCGATCCGACGCCCCTGCCATCTGACGCGTCAAACTCAGACGACGCGATCCAGGCGCTCACCGAGCGCGTCGAAGACCTCGAAGCGATGGTCATCCCGCGATGATCGACCGCGACAAATTCTTCAGCGGAGTTCGAGCTTCCCTGTTCGGCGGCAATCTCAGCCAAGCGCAAGTCGATGGTATGAACTATCTGCTCGATGTCTGGGAAGACTATTTCGAGCAAGCCAACCCGCGCGACGGCAACCGCTGGCTCGCCTACTGCATGGCGACGGTGTTCCACGAGACCGGGCGAAAGATGAAGCCGGTCGCGGAGAACGGCGGCAAGCCCTACGGCAATCCCCCCAAGACCTATTGGAACCCGACCGGCCCTTACGGCAAGGCGTATTATGGTCGCGGCCACGTTCAGCTCACCTGGGACACCAACTACCAGAAGGGCGAGCAGCAGCTTAAAACCAACTACGGCGTTGACGCGCCGCTCTACCCCCAGCCCGAACTGATGCTGGACGATCAGCCCTCGGCGCTCGTTCTCTACGACGGCATGTCGATCGGTTGGTTCACGGGCGTCGGCTTGAGCAAATATTTCAACTCGACCGTCGAAGACCCGGTCAACGCGCGCCGCATCGTCAACGGCACCGACCAGGCGCAGACGATCGCGGGCTATTACTGGAAATTCAAGGACGCGATTGCGACCGCGCCGACGCCCGAGCCGTCGCCCGAGCCGGAGCCGGAGCCCGCGCCCGAGCCTGTCTACCCGACCATCTCGCTCTCGTCCGACATGCCGGTTTGGATCAGGCTCGGCGACAACGTCTATCTGGTGGAGTGATGGAAACGATCCTCAACGAAGTCCAGACACTCGTCACGACCTGCGCCGCCGCCGCTGTTACGGCGCTGTGTGTCTACGCGATGAACTGGCTGCGCTCTTATCTTGGGATCAAAGAAAGCGACAGCAACGAGGAAGCTATTCGCCGAGCGGCGCTGACCGAAGCGGGCAAGTTGTTTCAGACAGGCAGCATCGCCAGCCCCGACGCGCTCGCTGAGAGCGCCGCCAAGGTGATCGCCGATCTGCACACTCAGGTTCGCGACGAGGATTACAGTCCGAGCGACATCAAAGACATGATCATCGGCGCGGCGGCGACGTTCTTCCCGCCTGCCGGTTTCCTGAAAATGTTGAAGTGAGACATGGCCGCAAACGATCTCGTCATTCCGCCGCCGACCCCCAAGCTGCTCGACTATCCGGCGTCGATCGGCTTGTTGATTGCAGTCGTGCTAACGGCAATTCTTCTGATCGTCTCGTCGCGGTTCGACCCGACCGGCGGCACGCTCACGGTGTCGCTTCTCGTCATTCTGTCGTTTCTGAGCTTGGTGACTTATTGCGCATTTTTCACGATCCCCACGGACGAAATTACGAGCGGCGCGATCGGCGGCCTGGTCGCGGCGTTCGGCGCAGTTGTTGCGTTCTGGCTCGGTCGCGGAAGGGAGCCGAAAGAATGAGCATGATCGGCATTATCCTTGTTGTCATCCTGATCCTGATCCTGCTTGGCGGCGTCGGCGGCTCTTATGTCAACGCGCCCTGGCAATACGGCTATGGCTTCGGCCACGGCGGCGTCGGGATCGTCACCGTCGTCCTTGTTGTCCTCATCATCTTGCTTCTAACCGGGAGACTGTAAAAATGTCGAAGACCCTATCTGTCGCAACGCTTGTCGCTGTCGTTGCGGCTGCGCCCGCGCACGCGGCGACGCAGATCACTGTCGAGAATATCGGCTCGGTTCTCAACGAGAGCCTGGCGCTTCCGGCTGAAGACACGCCGGGCTCCGGCATTGGGTTCTCGGAGTTTTTCGAGTTCACTCTGCCGGTCACGGAAACCGTCACGGTCAGCGTGTCGGACAGCGCAATCGGCACGCAGCGGATCACCAGCGGCGAATTGTCGCTCAACAACTGGACTTCGACCGCGCCCCTGTCGCCGTTCCAACCGCTCGGCTCGCTGATCGAAGCTTCGGCGCTGGTGAACGTGCTCGGCGGCCAGGAAGCGACCGTCTCGCCTGACGCGCTCGGCGCTGGCGCTTACTTCGCCGAAATGTCGGGGATCAGCGGCGCGTCGCCGATCCACATCGCGATCGACGGCACGATCACGGCGGTTTCGACGCCCGAGCCCTCGACCTGGGCGATGTCGCTCATCGGCCTCGGCTTCCTGACGATGTTCAGGTTGCGCAAGAAGCAGTCTCGCAGCTTCGGGGAAATTGCACAGAGTTGAACCCCGGAGAGGGACCGCGCCGTTTATAGCCCCCCTAAGAGCGGCGCGGCCCCGCCATTCAACATGGAGACAAGAAAATGGCTTTCGGTTCTGGACCGCCAGCGACTGCGCGCACCGCGCCGCCGCTCCCCAATCCGGCGTTGGTCGGCGGCATGAACCCGCCGCAGGGCGCGAGCCCGGCCATCGCTCACCTGCTCGCCGGGCTCGCCGCCGCGCATGGCGCGCCGATGTCCATGACTGCGCATCCGCCGATGCTGGGCGGCCCGCCCAGGCCGCCTATGGGTCCGCCTGGCGGCGGGATGCCGATGGTTCACCCAGGAGCTGCGCCGTTGCCGCAAGGCCCGACGCCAGGCGGCCCCCCAGCAATGCCCATGATGGCGTCGGGTTCGGCGGCTCCGGGGGTTCCTCCGGGCGCTGGGCCGCCCCCCATTGCGCGGCCCATGCCGCCGCCGCAGCCGGGTGCGCGGGCTCCGTTTCCTGCCAAGAAAGGGCCGACGAAGCCGCCGCCGCGTCCTGGCCTGCGCACCGAGCGCGTCTAAGGGAGTTCAGGAACATGACCCAATCCAGCGGCTACATGTTCAGCGCCAAGCTCACGGCGGGGCCGGTCAACAACAACGGCACGATCGCGATCATGACGCCCGACGCCAGCAATCCCAATGTAGACAAGGTCAACTGGGAGGTCGCCGCCAACGGTTATGTCTACGTCAATCCGGCGGTTAATGTCGGCTTCGGCGCGGACTTCATCAACGTCACCAACCGCACCGGAATTCCGTGGCCGCAGCACAGCGAAGTCGTGCTCGTTTGCCCGTCTCTTGCAAATGCGGATTTGACGCCTCGGGTCGCGGCGCTCGAAACCCAGGTCGCCAACCACGAAACCCGGATCGCGACGAACGCGACCAACATCGCGACGAATACGGCCAACATCGCCGGTCACGAAACCCGGATCGTCGCGCTCGAAACCGCCGTGAGCAGCATGAGCCCGGACACGCTGCCTGCATGAACGAGCTGCGCGCGCTTCTCGAACGCAAAAAAGCGATCTTGCAGGCTCGCGAAAGCTTGATCGCGTTCGCCCGCTACATGACGCCGTCGCCCGACGCCCCCGACGACATGGCGCAGTCGAATTATCGCGACGCCAAGCATCACCGGGTCTTGGGCGCGGCGCTCGAAGAGGTCGAGGCGGGCGCGATCACCCGTCTCATCGTCAACATGCCGCCCAGACACGGCAAGACCAAGCTCGCGACCCATCTGTTTGTGCCCTGGTACGAGGGCCGCAACCCTGAAAACTCGACAATCGTCGCGACTTATGGCGAGCATTTCTCCTGGGATCACGGTCGAGCCGTCCGCAACATCATGAAAAGCCCGCTTTACGCCCATGTTTTCCCCGACGTGCGGCTGCAAGTCGGCTCAGCCGCGCAAGGCCGTCAGGAAATCGATGGCGGCGGCGCGATGTTCTTCCTCGGCAGAGGTTCAGGGATCACTGGACGCGGCGGCGACGGCATTTTGCTCGACGATCCGATCAAAAATCGCAAGGAAGCCGACAGCATCCAAATCCGCGAAGACCTTTGGACCTGGTACACCCAGGTTTTGCAGACACGGCTGATGACCAAAGCTGGTTGGATCGTCATCATCCAGACACGCTGGCACGAGGACGACCTCGTCGGGCGTCTCACCGATCCCAGAAACCCCTGTTTCAGCGAAGCGGAAGCCAGACAGTGGCGGATCATCGATTTTCCCGCCATCGCGGGCGAGAACGACATCCTCGGGCGCGCGCCGGGCGAGGCGCTTTGGCCTGAACGCTTCGACGACGCTTATTTGCAGAACATCAAGACCACCGACAAGCGCGGTTTTCAGGCGCTTTACCAGGGTTCGCCGTCGCCGGAGGACGGGAGCTTCTTTCGTGACGCCTGGATCAGAACTTACAAGCGGATGAGCGATCTCCCAGACAAGTCTCGGCTCAAGTTTTACGGCGCAAGCGATCACGCCGTGTCTACGGCTCAAGGGAGGGACAAAACCTGTCTCATGATCGTCGGCGTAGACGACGACGAACAGATTTGGGTGATGCCCGACATCTTCTGGCAGCAGGCAGACACGAAAACTGTCGTCGAGGCGATGGTTCACATGATCGAGCGCTACAACCCGATCTTCTGGTGGGCCGAGAAGGGTCATATTTCGCGCTCGATCGGGCCTTTTCTGCGCAAGCGGATGATGGAGCGGCGAGTTTTCTGCTCGATCGACGAAATCGTGCCCAACGGCGACAAAGAGGCCCGCGCCCAGAGCTTTCAGGGCCGCACCGCGATGGGAAAAGTCATTTTTCCCAACTTTCCGCGCTGGTGGGCCGACGCGCACGACCAAATGATGAAATTTCCGCAGGGCGCGCATGACGATTTCGTCGATACGTGCTCGCTGTTTGGCTTGGGGCTCGGCAGGGTTCGAGGAAGCCGCACGAGGAAGCCCGAGAAGCCAAAAAACGAGTTTTTGACGCTCGGCTGGGTCAAAGCCGAGACAAAACGACAAGAGCGCGACGCCGAGCGCGTCAAGTCGCTAGAGGGCTGGTGAAATGCCGC